TCTCAAATGGGATTGAAAAAATGTCAAAATTATATTCCAATTTATTCAAAATTCTTCTCTCTCAATGACACAAACTATAATTCAATTAACCTGAACCAGAAACACAGTGCCAAAACAATTTTGGCTTATTCCGCTTTACCAGGTGATGACTGTGTGCCAAAAAATTGTGGAAATGCAATCATTTTTCCGAATCCTAATCCAAAACAAGAAGATGCTTCTGCAAGTGCGACTACTCCTGTATTTTTCAAATTCTCTCCATTGCTTGACCCGATTAAATATTTAGCCGGAAGTTATAATTTCAAGGGACCCGCCGGTGCGGCGGATGGAGTAGAGGGAGGAGTTCGCTCATCGTCGTGTTATCTAGATTCATTATTGAGCTTGCCATCCATTCATTCAACTCCATTTTCTTTTGATTCAGCCACAATCCTGAGGGAACGTAGTTCCCCCACACCCCCTCCTTTCACAGAGGGGGTCGTAGGGGGGTGCTTGTCGCCCCCTACCATAACAAATTCTGTAAATGTTGAAGAAGGAAAAAAGTATAACCATTATAAAATATTGGACACCAATAATTCAGCATATGTCGACGGATTCTTTTCTTATTTATCGAGCCAGTTATTAAACACGCACGGATTTATTCATGGTATTGATTTTTACGGCTCATACTTGGCAATTCAAGACGAATTTACAATTAATATTATCGATGACTATGATTACCTAATGAAGAATGATTTTTTTAAAGAAAAAAATGGGACTCTTTTCAAGTTTGACGAAACAGTATTTGAAGATTGTAGCGACAACGACGACGATGACAAAAATGGTGGTGGAAAGAAAAAACAAACTAAAAATCGTAACCGTAATCCTAAATTGAATATTATTCAAGACAAACATGACGACGAAGTTCAATTTGATATCTGTGTTGATATTTTTGATAATAAGGATAAGGAGGACAAGGAGGACAAGGAGGATAGCCTTGCGAAAGTTGAACTAACCGAGCTAACCGAGCTAACCGATTCACATGTTTTCAATCCTGAAAGCAGCGAAGAATATAATATCAATAACATGTCATGTAATTCCTCATCATCTTCAGTTTCATGTTCTTCAAGGTCGTCTCACACAACAACACAAACAAATGATACAGACAACGATAACAATCATGATGATGCGCGTTTAAGCGACGACGAGAGCGACCGAAACAGTAACAGTGATGACAGTAACAGTAACAGTGATGAAAGCAACAGCAACAGCAGCAAAAGTGGTGACACAGAATCGACATTTGAAACAATTGATGATGATGACAATGACAACTATGAAGAAGAAGAAGTATTAAATGCGGTTATTTATAAATTTCCCGTTGAAGTCATTATGCTTGAACGTTGCACAAAAACGCTCGATTGGTTAATGGTAAATGACATTCTCTCGGATGGAGAATGGGAAGCCGCATTAATGCAAATCGTCATGACACTGGCAACATATCAAAAAATATTTTCATTTACGCACAACGACTTGCACACAAATAATGTCATGTTTATTGACACAGATAAAGAATACATTTATTATTTTTTCAACAAGAAATATTACAAGGTTCCTACGTTTGGTAGAATTTTCAAAATCATTGACTTTGGTCGGTCAATTTACAAATATAATTCCACTCTGGTTTGTAGCGATAGTTTTCACAAAAGCGGAGACGCTGCCACACAATATAACTGCGAACCCTATTTGAATGACAAAAAACCGTGTATTCAGCCTAATTTCAGTTTCGATTTATGCAGACTGGGTTGCTCTCTCTTTGATTTTTTTATTGAAAATATGGAAGATGTTGCGCGCGAGTGTAAAAAAAATCGATTGGTATCCCTTGTTGTCGATTGGGTAACCGATGATGAGGGACGCAATATTTTGTACAAGAAGGACGGAGTTGACAGATACCCCGATTTTAAATTGTACAAAATGATTGCGCGAACGGTTCATAATAAAGTCCCGTCACAACAGCTCAAACATCGCGTATTCACTCAATACGAAGTTACACAAAAAAGTATTAAAAATGTATCAAAAACTGAAATTATAAATATTGATAAATTCCCTGTTTATATTATTTAACCTAAAAAAATATTCAAATAAAAATCAAGATTTAATATATATAATTTAGTTAATTTAATAAAAAAAATATATATATTAAAATGACTTTTAATAAACATATAGCAATTTTTAACTCGTTCAATTATCATTATGAAATGTTTGGATACATTATCCAATTTTGTCATTTGAACAACTTTAATTTGACAATATTTACAGAAATTTATAATGATAATGAGTGGTTGGAGTATTATAATACTTTTTTTTATAATTATAAATTTGAAATAAAATATTATGAACTTTTTCAAGAAGAAAAGTATTTGTTTGATTTAATATTTTTAACGAGCGACACTGATACTTTTTATTTTAAATATTTTGATACAGAATATATTAAAAGTAATACAATTTGCATAACTCATAGTATTAAATATTTATACGAAGTTATTCCTCCGGATGCTAGAAAAACTATATATGTAAGACCTTTTGAAATTGAAAATAATACAAACTTCTTTTTGCCATGTTTTTCAATTATCAACAATTGTAAAATTAACAATGATATGGTGGCAGTTAAAAATGGCACTAATGATAATAATAATTTTATAGATGTTGCAATACTGGGAAGATGTACCAACTATGATAGGAATGGTATGCATTACTATAACTATAATACATCAATCATAAATCGTATAAAATCAAATAAAAAAATTCGGTTACATGTTATTTCGAGACATGTCACATGTTTGCAATTTTTTGGAATAAGTCCACGTATTGAACTACACACGTACGAAAATATAACAACAAGTACCATGTTTCGCATCTTAAATAAATGTAGTTTTATAATCACTGATGTAAACTGTTTTTACACATCAACACATAGCATTGATAGGATGTGTGACATGGATAAACATATTACTGGTAAAAATGTCGGTCACCCTGCTTCAAAAGATTGTTATTTTTTATATGAAAAAAATATAATGAGTGGCGCAATACCACTATCATTTTCTTTATGCATTCCCCTCATTATTAGTAAACAAACAAATGAATATTATAAATTTAAAAATGTAATTGAATTTGATAAAACAACAGATGATGCAATTTATTTAAATCAGATTGAACCCAAATTAATAGAAGAGGAGAGAAATGAAATGAATGCTCAATTTAATTCTTATATAACTGAATATATGCAAGAAATTGATTCCATTCAAATGTATAAAATGCAACATCAAAAAAATTATAGAATTTTCTATATAAATATGGACGATAGAGTTGATAGACGAAATCGATTTGAAAAATATATGAAAAAATATGACCTCGATTGTGAGAGATTCTCTGGAATCAAAGATTTATTTGGCTCGGTGGGTTGTGCAAAATCACATTTAAAAGTTTTAAAAAATGCTAAAAGTAGCGGATGTGAAAATGTAATAATTATGGAAGATGACTTTGCATTTAATTTATCTCCAAAAGAGTTAGATGAAAAGTTAAAATTGATATTTGACAATAAATTAGATTTTGATGCATTTCATTTGTCATTTCGTTGGAGATTGTGCGAAGAATCTCAAGAATACAATTATTTAAAAAAATTAAAATTTTGTCATTATTGTTCATGTTATATTATAAATAATAAATGTTATGACGAACTTATAGAATGGTGGGAAAAATCGCTTCAGTTATTAGAAGCCACGCGAAATACACGACTGTATTCCTGTGATATTTCGTACATACCTTTACTTAAAAATAAAAAGTGGTATTGTTTTGATAAACCCGTTGGTGTGCAATTATCTGGTTATAGTAATATTGAAAATCGTTTCATAAATCATTCTAAAGAAGATATGATAGACCAACCGCTTCCTATAGTTGACACTGCAGCCATATTGTTCGACGGTGAAGATTGGATTCAAATATTCAATCATGATTATCAATCTTTACACAACCTTGATTTCCTGACTCAGAAGGATACACTGGATAACCAGACATTTTAAAACCCCATTGTATATAAGAAATATTTAATATACTTGTGGTATCAAGTTGAATTTCAAAATTTCCTAAAGTATTTACTGGTGAAAAGGTTTCAGCTAGTTTAATAATGTTTCCCAAAGCGTCTTTTTCGTATGCGCCTATGAATGCATTAATATTGTAATTTTCAGAACCATAATTTGTTTTGAGTGTTATTTCAGATATTTTTGCTTTAAATTCAAAAATATTATTTAAATTCGACTTATATGACTGGTGTAAAGTTGTTATGAATCGTTTTTGAGGAACATAATTTCCATCTTCATCTTTTATAAACCAGAAACTATTATCATCTTCAACTATCGTCGGGCTAAATATAATACTATTACTTCCAGATAAATCGGCAGTTAACGAAGATTTATTTGTTTCAGTTGGTTTCAATCCCCAGCCATTACCAAATACATGTGTTGTATTATTTTTTTCATAAATATTCACACTTCCCGAGTAACTATTCGTGAATGTTATTAAATTATTGTTTAATGGTAAATTTATCATTTAAACTAATATAATATTATTATTTTTAAATAATTAATAATTATTAATAATAGTATATCAAAATTCAAAACATATTTCTTAATAATAAGTTGTAGTACCACCTGACGGCGGCGGCGTATAACCCAAAAATGTAATTGTAGTAGTTGAACTGCCACGTGTATAATTTGGATCAGTTATAGTTGCGGTCAGAGTTACCGTAAATCCTGCAGTTGCATAACTAGTACTTTGAACACCATATCCTTCTTGAACGTAAGCATCTCCTGCACCCGGACCAGATACACTCGAAGTAAAAACATAAGTAGAAACGGCGGATTGCAAGTATCTACTAAAAAGAACAGTATTTGTGTTTCCATTCTGAATATAGTCACCTGAAAACAAACTTATAAACCCTGCTGCTTCAGTAATCACCAAATAACCGGTTAATGTTCCTGTATAGTTTCCTGTTAACTGGACACTAGTTGGATAAGTACCTACATTCTTTTTTAAAGATACTATTGTATCTCCTGTGTAAGTTAATCCAGAAACATTAAAAATGACAACTCGTGACTGATACGAGTCATCATAACCACTATAAATAGTTGTTCCATATGCACCACTTGAAGATGCTGGAGCGGCACCAATTGTTAAAGTACCTATCACATTGCCAGTGTAGTTTCCTGTTCCCGTAATGGTTGTTGTATATGAACCCGCGTCTCTTTGGGACACATTTACAGAACCAGAGTATGTGCCATTTATTCCGCTAATAACTGTAACATTCTGATACTGTCCATTATATGTTGCGCTACCACTTCTTGTTGTTGCTGTTAATGTTGCTGGGTTTATAGTCAATGTTCCATTTGCCGCAGAAAATGTATAATTTGTAGCAGACAGATTTAAAACAGATGGTGTAATGACATATGTTCCCACATTTGAACTTGAAGTACCTGCTGTAGTATGAGTAACTGTTCCTGTTATTACAGCCGCTGTTTCGGAATTGACAAATCCAGCCGGCGTGTAAGTAAAACCGGGGACCGAAGAACCATATGTCATCGATGCGTTATTTGATGCAATAGTTAATACAGCTTTCCGAATTGTTAAAGTGCCTGTCACGCTGCTACCGGCATAGTTGTTCTTTCCTGTAATGGTTGTTGTAAATGAACCCGCGTTTGTTCCGGAGGCAGTTACAACACCATCATATGTGCCAGTTATTCCGCCGATAACTGTAACTGTTTGAGATACGCCGCTATATGTTGCACTTCCTGTCGTAGTTGTTGCTGTTAATGTTGCGGGACCAATTGTTAATGTTCCATTTACTGCAGAAAAAGTATAATTTGTAGCTGAAAGACCCGAAACGCTTGTTGTAATAGGATAAGAACCTACATTTGAAGATGAAGTAGCCGTTGTGCTATGACTAGCTGAACCAGCTATTACACTTGTGGTATCTCCGCCTAAAAGTCCAGACAATGAGTAACCAAAAGATTGTGTAGGCACTGAAGAACCATATGTCATTGAGTTATTACCGGTTGTAAGTGTTAACACAGCTTTAGTAATGGTCCAAGAAAATGAACTTGGACTTCCCAATGTGTAGTTTGTTGAATTTTCGCTTAAAGCAGCTGTATAACTCCCCGCGTTTATAGCTGATTTTACCGATACATCATAATTTGTATCCGCGTTCGAAACACCTGCTACTGTATATCCGATTGTTCGAGTGGAACCATTATATACAAAACTCGTTGAACCGCTTGATGCAATCGTAATTGTTGATGATTCAACTGTTAACGCGCCTGTAACAAACTGTTGATTGTCCAAAACATAAGTATAATTTTCATCACCTAGTGGGTGAATAGAATAAGTAGCACTGGCGCCATTATTAACCCCCATATTTAATTCAGTACCTGTCAATGTAGCGTTGCCTTTATTTGTCTTAATTTTATTTCCTTGAGAATCTTTTATTGAATAAACTGCATCAGCTGGAGTTACCTCGACGATTTCACTTCTTGGATTTCCAGTATATTTTTTATTAGTTTGTGGTAACGTAACCGTAACCTTTACCTGTTTCAATGTATTTTGAGATTGATTTAAACTAAACATTTTATATTTTTATAATTTATGTATTTATTATAAAAATATAAAATAAAATAATTTATATTGAACTTTATCATCCATACGCACTACAAGCAACATAAGCATTTGTACCATCCCATGTAAATGATAAAATTGCATTTGAAAATTCTGTCCCATGTTTCAACATTATTGCTACAGGATAATTCAGTTTTCCAATATTAGTATTTGAATTGATATTTACATCTAGTGGTGATTGTCTACCATTTATAGTTAATGCATATAGTGTACTGTTTTTTATATATACAACATATTGACCTCCTATAAGAGCGTTTGTAACAGTTAATTTACTTATTGTGGTGGGTAAAGTAATAGTAGTGTCAAGATAAAAAATTCCACTGGACGCGCTACTACACTCTATAATTAATTCGGAGTTTACAACAGTCACATATGTGAATGTTTCAGGTAATACTAATTGTTGACTAAATGTATTTTTTCCTGTAAAAGTATTGTCTAGCGCTAAGATATCAGTTCCGTTGGTTCCGTTGGTTCCATTGGTTCCGTTGGTTCCGGCTGTTCCTGTGGGTCCTGTGGGTCCTGTGGGTCCTGTGGGTCCTGTGGGTCCAGTGGGTCCAGTGGGTCCTATGGGTCCTATGGGTCCTACGGGTCCTTCGGGTCCTGCGACTCCTGCAGGTCCTATGGGTCCTGTGGGTCCTATGGGTCCTGTGGCTCCATCAGCTCCTCCGACTCCTGCGACACCTGCAGTTGCAGGAGGTCCTGCGGGTCCTGCGGGTCCTGCGGGTCCTGCGGGTCCTGCAGGTACACCTGCAATCGCAGTGTCGACATATGTTTTTTTTGCAAGTGTATCATTACCAATTTTTACATCAGTATAATTCAAAAAATTAACAGTCGTTCCGTCAAAAACTGTACCATTCAAGTAAAGATTATGAGTCGTCGGAGTCGTCATAATATTTTATTTTTTATTGATTTATAAAATTGTATATTATTAATTTTTTTACAAAAAAAATAATTCATAAACTATTATAAAAATATTATAAAATCAAAAATAAAACGCATTAAATATATTTTTTTTATTAATATCTATTAATATAAATCCAAACACAATCTTGTTTTGACAATTTTGGTGTATAAAATTGTAAATGCAAATGCAAACATGAAATCAACATAAATGTTTTGAAATAGTTTTTGAAACATGATGTAAACAAACATTAATACAAAGAATTTGACAAATGTGGAAGTTGGATACAAACTTCCTGCTTCCTCTTCCTCCTCTTCTTCCTCTTCCTCTTCCTCTTCCTCTTCCTCTTCCTCCTCTTCTTCCTCCTCTTCTTCCTCTTCCTCTTCCTCTTCTTCCTTCAATTTGTTGCCACCACTGTTTTTCAATTCTTCTCTCATAGAGCGCTTCAAATTATTAAGAATTTTGTCATACGGTGAAAACATGACATATACTCCTTTTTTTTGACACCAATATCCAACATGTTCGTTGGTGTCAACATCATACAAGTGAGGAGTACCTTTTTCACCATCAGATTTAATGTATAAAGGCATTCCATTGATTTCCATTCTTGTGTATTCGTTTTGTTCTTGTTGGCGACTCATTTTATTTTCTTAATATGGCTCGTAGTTGACTGAATTGTATGAATGCACTCACCAGTTCTATAATTTCAATTTTTTAAATAATGTATTTAATCAAATAAATATTAAATATTATTATAGTATAATACCAATATTCCAATATTGTCATTATTTTATCATTATATTATGGTCTTGTTTTTTTTATTGGATTTAACATGTAGTTTAATTCTAACTGGTGCATTTAAAGTCGGAAGTTGGGTTGTATACAAGTCATTCAATGGATTGCAATACGTGTATAAACGAGTACGTCCAGAACAATTGCATAATGATGACCAATATAGTCTAGATGAATTAAATTCACCCCCTTATGTCATTATTACTGAAGAAGAATATGATGCACTAAAAAATAATTGTAAAATATAAAACAAAACAAAAAATAATATTTAATTATTTATTGTTTAACAATAATTAAATTATTTGTAAAATTCATTGATTTTTTCACAAACATATAAAACTTCAGATTTTTCTAATTCTGGATACATTGGTAATGTTAATAATTTATCTTTATATATTTCCATTTTGTCACAGTTATTAATTTCAATATGTTTGTATGCATCGGTATAGTAAAATGGTTGTGGATAATGAATAGCACATGAAATTTTATTTTTTTCTAAATATTGTTTTAGTTCATTCCTGTTCTTAACAATTAAAATAAATAGATGTATATTAGAAACACAACTATTTATTGGTTTCAGAATTTTTAAATCATTATTTTCTTTAATATTTTTATAATAAATTTTAGCTAACTCAATTCTATTATTATTCCATTGTTTCAAATAATTTAATTTAATATTTAAAATTCCTCCTTGAATATTATGCATTCTTTCATTCGCACCAATTATTTCCCATTTGTATTTTTCAGTCATTCCATAGTTTCTGTATAATCGACAATATTTATCATATTTATCATTATTTGTTAAAATAGCCCCTCCTTCTCCAAATGAACCTAAGTTTTTACTTGGATAAAAAGAAAAACATCCCAAATCACCAAATGTTCCTAATTTTTTATTATTATAACTTGAACCGTGTGCTTGAGCACTATCTTCAATCAACTTGAAACTATATTTATTTTTTAATTCTAGTAATTTATCCATATTAACTGAATTTCCATATAAATGAACAATTAAAACAATTATATCATATTCTGGATTTTTATTATTTTCTAAATAGTTTTCTAATTTTTCTAAATCTAATAACAAGTTATCATCTATATCTATTAATTCATATGAAACTTTTAATTCTTCACATGATAAAGGAACTGCTACATATGTATTTGCTTGTGTTATTACTTTAGGATTTTTTAATTCTAAAGCTTTAATTGCTATTTTTAAAGCAGCACAGCCATTGCTTACTGCAATACAATAAGTAGAATCATTATATTTTTTAAAATTTTCTTCAAATTCCACTACATCTTTCCCCATTGTAAATTCATTTTTGTCAATAATATTTTCAATTTTATTAATCATATCTTTTTTTAATAGTTCAGTTTGTTTTTTTAATGAAAAATTATTTACAGATAATTCTTTAGTATTGACTTCTTCTAAGAAAACATTATAATCTCTGATATATTCATTTTCATCATATTTATAAGAACATATTACTAATATAATACAATCTGTTGTAAAATCTGACATTTTTAACCAATGATAAAGAGGTATATGAACTCCTATATTTGATTTATTTAATATAAATTCTTTTTCTTCACAACCATTATCTAATATTAATTTGAAAGAACCTTGAATCGCTACCAATACTTGTTCACATTTTTTATGTGCATGAAATCCTCTTTCTAAATTATCAACACCTTGTATATAAAATATTCTTTTAATATTAAATGGTAAATCAAATTCTGAATCTATTGCTGTTAATACTCCTCTTAAGTCTCCTTTAATTTTAAAATGAATATATTCTGAAGTCGTCATTTATATATTAAATACATTAAAATAAAATAATATTATCAACCGACCGAAAATAAAAATGAGACCACTATTTATCCTTGATTTAATGCCAACATCCTTTTTATGTTAAAAATTATATATTAAAGATAGTTGGGTTACTATAATTAATATGTATGTCAACTATTAATTATAAAGAAGAATTCAATAAATTTATTCCTGGATTTTCAATGGGCGTTACAAGAGCTATTATTTCTCATCCATTTGAAATGTTGAAATTAAAATCACAAATGAATATCAAAGATAATTTTTACAAGGGATTATTCAAAGGTCTTCACTTATCAATTTTATCTAATTCAATTGAACGAGGTATACAATTTTATTGGTTTGATAAATTTAAAAAAAAATATAATAATAATTTAATTTCTTCATTTTGCGCAAGTTTGATATCTACAGGAATTACATTACCATACAATGTGTTGCTTTTAAAAAATACCTTATTGAAAAATACAGATGGTATAACAAAAAAAATATTATTGAAAAGTGGAGGGTTAGAATATGTTAGAAATATCTCAGGGTCAACGGTTTTTTTATATTCTTATAATTATTTTAGAACTGATAACTTTCCTATATATTTATCAGGAATTGCATCATCATTTATTGTTTGGGGTTTCACGTACCCAATTGATAATATAAAAAATCAAATTATTGCAAAAAGAGATATAAATTATAATTTGATTCACTTGTATAAAGGCATCCAATATCCATTAATGCGAAGTATACCGTCTTCAATTGTCGGATTTTATGTATTTGAACATGTTAATAATTATTTTAATTTTAATACTAATTAAATATTATTTAAATATAACAAGTTAGTCTAACAATAATTTAAATTTATATTTTATTGCATAAATCATTATTTTAATAATGAATATTTTAAGATTTCCGAAAAGTTTAATAATGGGAAAAAATAATTACATTGAATCGGGTGTTAAAATTTTAGAAAATGTAATTATAGGTAATAATAATAAAATATATGATGGCACAGTAATTTATCCAAATACAGTTATTGGAAATGATAATCTTATATTGAATAATAACATATTAGGCGAATTTGGTGTTGAACGTAGAGAAAATATTCAAAATTTCAAACAAAAACATTTTAATGGACTGGAAATAGGTAATAATAATTTTTTTCATACAAGTAATAAAGTTTTTTCAGGATATAGTTCAAAAACAATAATTGGAAACAATAATAAAATTCTTGTTGAAAATCATATTGGTCACGATACTACAATTCATAATAATGTTACTATATATGCAAGAGTTATTACTGGTGGATATTCTACATTATTAGATTATTCTACCATGGGAATGTATTCGTGTATTCAACAAAATAGTGTTTTAGGTTCATTTTCTATGATTGGAATGGGAAATGCTGTAAGTCATAATGTATTTCCTTTTTATATTTATTTAGATAGAAAATATTTACGATTTAATAAGGTCAAAATACCCAAAGAACTTCAAATTGATGTTTATGAAAATGAAATAAGGAATTTAGTTAATAATTTAAAAAAAGAAATGTACAACTATCGAAAAACTACTGAACATATTCCAGAAATTATTAATGAGTCATTTGAAGTATTTGAAAATGAAAATACAAGTCAAACATTTAATTTACAAAAATGCGAAGAAGGTAATATTTTTAATAAATTAATTAAACAATATGATTTACCTGAAAATATAAAGTATTATATTTACAAATTTTTAGATGTAGTCAAAATAAATAAGATTTAATTAATCATGACACTGTGTATAAGTAAAATTATAATATTATCAGTATTATAATACAGTTCTTTAAAAATGGTTTACGTCAAAGGTAGAAGTTTATGCAGAGGTAAGTGTCCTCTTCCTGTTTTTCAATACAATATTGATAATGCAAACACGAGTCAAGTGCCAAGATATGTAAGAAACTCAATTATTATCACTACATCCAGATTTCAAGGTGGCGGGCGTTTTCAATTCGCAAATAAACCCCTGAATGCTTTCGGAAAGTGGGCAGGATGTCCAGGCGGGTCAGGACCAGGTTACTCGTCAACCAATCACTACGTTCCCTATCAAAATGTTAGCGTAGGTCCGGCAATCGCAGGTCCACAAACACTTTGTTTTTCAAGATGTTGATAGATAATGTCGTATAAATATTTTATATTTAGGAAAATAAATCACGCTCGTTCAAAAAGTAAAAAGAAAATATTAAATTATAATTTTTTCTTTTTATAGTATATAATAACAATCACAAAATGGGTCATAAAAAAGGTGCCAATGGCGCATATCATATTTCCGGACATTCTTATTCGGTCGTTAGGGGGTCAAGGCCTCAAGTAATGCACGGAACTGCCTATAAAACAGTCGGCGGTTTAACGAAAAGCAGTCTCATGTACAATAAATATGGCAGAATCGTTTCAAGGCGCAAACACGCCACCGCAAAGCGCGAAAACCGTCTCAAGAAGGCCGGTTGGGTTCCAATTGGTAAGGGTAAATTCGGTTCTGTTTTTGTTGGAGATAAATCTAAATCTAGCAAAAAATCTAGCAAAAGGCGCACTCGTCGCGTTTCTCGCCGGTCTCATTAAATAAAAAATGCATTTTATAATAAATGCGTTCTATTTGAAACATTTATCAAATTTATTTTTATTTTTAAATATTATTATATTATATTCTATTCTATTAAGGAAAATAATATGAGTGGTCTTGGTTATAATACTTTATTTTCGGATATTGAACGAGAAAAAGCAGCAAAAGAAAAACAAAAATTATTGGAAGAACTATATCAAAAAGATTTGAAACAATATGAAAGCGATATGGAGCGATATCCAAGAAGGTTACAAGCTCACCAGGAGTATGTGGCGAAATGTGCTGGTATGACCAGAGCGGAATGGATGTCGACTTTTGGCGGCCCCGATTGTCAACCAATACCATCATCACCAACAAAACCAATAAAACCAACACCACCACCAACATCACGCGGTGGTTACAAAAAAGCAAGAAAGGCAAGATATTCAAGAAAATCAAAATATTCAAGAAAGGCAAGATATTCAAGAAAGGCAAAATATTCAAGAAATAATAAATAAAAAATAATAAGAATACAAATATATAGATGTCTACCAGAAAAGGACCATCTCAAAGTGCAACATTGTTCAAGGAAGGAACTATCAAGAAAGGCAACGATGGAAATAAGTGGATAATTGTAACAAATAAGTTGGGTGTTCGACGATGGCAAAAGACAGGCTCTAACTCTACCACTATGAAAATAAGAACAAAGTCAAAGTCGAAATCAAAGTCGAAACGCGTATTAAAAATGGAGGCGGACCCAGACACTGTGTGGGGTAAAAATAAACCATTACAAAAATTGTGGCAAAGTTTAGCCTCTGGAGAGAAAGTGGTACTAATTGAAAAAAATGGCGACTATAAAATATTCACCATGCCCACTGGAAAAGTGACAATACGTAAAACGTATGATTCATTTGATGATGATGAAAATATTATCGCTGTTCTCTCGTCAAACATGTCACAAGATGCGTATGAAGTGTATTTATATCCAAAGGCGAAAGACAAGTCGGTGGAATATGTCATCAAAAATTACAAAAAGTACTTTAAATCTTTTGATGAAAGTCAAAAAAAGGTATTATATCCAGCATAATAAAGAGAACCTACGGTTCTCCTTTAACCTCTCCCTTATTTCTTATTTATCATTTTCATTGATGCTCTCTTCTCTCTAATATTTCACGCTATTATGAATTGTAAGAAATGATTATGATAAATCTTACTAAGATTTAGACGTATATTATTACGCAAACATTCTGTAAAAAGATAGTTTATACATTCATTTATAGAGAGAAGAGAGCATCAATGAAAATGATAAAAATAAATAAATTGTAAAAACATTATTTTTTTGTATAATTATATAGTATATATAATAATACAAAAATACAAAATGGGATATACGAGAGATAAAAAAACGGGTCTTTATAACATTAAAGGAAACACGTATGAGAAAATACGTGGGTCAAGAACTCAAGTTTCAAACGGAACTGCGTATATGACCACCGGTGAACTTACAAAAGATAAGTTATTGTACAGTAAAAATGGTTACATTGTCAGCAAAAAAAAACATTTTACGGCAAAGAAGGAAATGCGTCTTGAGAAATATGGCTATTTTACGAAAAAGGGTAAATTTGGCTCGGTAAAAAGGTCCAAGAGGAACAGAAAAACCAAAAGAGAAATGTTTTAAAAGCATTAAAAAGTATTTTTTTCATTCATTTATTTATTTTCTAAAAAATACATAAATAATCCATTACTTTTACACTGTAAAAAATATAAATTGAAAATTTAAAATGTATTCAAATACTTATCAGGTTACTTTACAGACGGACACACGCATCAATACTTATAATGGCCCTGACTCAGACTACTGCCAATTCTCGTCGCATCAACAATCCCAGAGATGCTCATGACTCTCTTGGAATGATTTGCACTTTTATGAGTAAAGGTGTCCAAGAGTACGGTCGCATCGTGAATGTGACAGCGACGTCGATTCGCATTGAGCGCATGCAACAAACCGCCAACGGAGACTTCATCCTGCATCCCAACCAAAAGAATTTCAAGACAGTCATGTCATTTTCGTATAAAATCACAATCGTGGCCGCCGCTGCCGCTGCGGAAGAATCACTGCGCGGAGGAATCAAAAGAAGGTATCCCAATTCTGAATCAACCGGATGGTTATGGTAAACTTGCTCCACACTGCACACACCGCACACCGCACACACCGCACACTGCGCAATAAAAACATAATATAAAAAACATAATACAAAAACAAAAAATAAAAAAAATACAAAACTTTTTTTTATACACCCTTGAGTATTTAAAACGGGACAAAACGGGACAAACAATAAACTAACAAATATTTGATTTTTCTAAAAATGGCAAATACATCAACAAGTAAAATGCATAATAAATCATAATAGAATTAACAATCCAACACCACATACTCCCTACTACTGCGCGGTCATTCCTATAATTTATAAAAGTAATTATCAACGTAACAATAGCAAATAAAATTCCAAACCATCTTTTTTCATAAATTAAACTAAATAGAAAGAAAAATAGCCATGTTATCGAAATAATTGGAGTAGCTCCAAAAAATTTCCAATCTAAATGTCCACTTTTACTTATTACGGAATGAATATGTTTTGTTGAAAATGTATATATAGAAAAAGGAATTGCTAGTAATAAATATAAAAATAATAGTATATTACGAAATTGTATGTTTGATTTTATCATCATAATACTGGCAATTGGTTGTAATAACAATAAAACTGTCGCCATAATAGAAAACATATTGTTGTAAAATTTGTTATTGATATTTTTCCAAATAAAAAATTCTATTAGTTGTATAAATACAAAAGATGCGATGAATAGATAAATAAAAGTATTGTTCAATTCTTGAATTTTGTATTTGGTAAATAAATTGTTATAAATAATAAGTAATAATACAAAACTACTAAATAAAAATGTATTTAATGAAACATCCTCATTCCAACACATCACTATATATATATATATATATATATATACAACATTTTTTCCCATTTGAATTCTTCAACGGTCTGAATGTAAACAAAACCAAAATTATTCAGATTCTAAAACAAACTGAGTAAGAACGAAATTAATTCCATAATATGTGCATGAAAATAGAATACTTATAAATAAAAGTCCGGATAAATTATGATTTCCGTCTTTATTGAAAATGCTCGGAAGATACATTAGCAAATATTTTCGCATAACGGGCAATTGAAATGTAAAATAGAGTATGGCTAATAAAATTGGCACTTGAAGCGTTTCATAGACAACATCAATTGACTCTCCACGATTTGTTGACCGCTCATGATGCTGTAAAAATGACTGCGTATTTTCGTGATGTTCTCGTATATAATCATGAGGCGCTTTGGGAACATAATTGGGCATTGTCTGTTCGTCTGACACCACACTTTCCGTATTTCTAGGTACGTCTCTAATAGGAAGAGCAGTCATTCCGGACGCTGTCGCGCGCTGTAAACCGGTTACAAATTCATTTACATTCATATCGGGCGTTGCTTGCGACTGTTGCTGCTGCTGCTGGTGCTGGAGTGGTTGCTGCGAAACAACCATCGGAGAATAAGTTTGGTGCGGAATTTCAGGCTTTAAAGCATTTTGAACTATTCCGCCGCCACCGCCGCCACCGCCGCCACCGCCGCCACTGGCAATTCCTGGCAAATCGTCTATACTTGTTGTATCGTTCATGTTATTATTTATTTCCTCTAAATATAAATAATAAAAATATACTATATCATATTACGCAATCCATTACTTAATTCTACCGTTTTTTTATTAGAATTGCATTTTTGTGTGGCAACATCATAATTGTAACATTCGCTCCCATATTTATAAACATTTCCGCCCGTTAAATCCTTCATTGGCGGCGATTCAAAATGAATGCAGGCGCCATCCTTGCACGCCTTTCTAAATAATGCTGCTAAACCAAGACCCAAGATAATCGATATAATATATTTACTATTTTCTTTATGTATCCATTCTTTGAAATTAATCATTCTCAACTATTCTATTTTATTTACTATATATTTTACTATATATTAATGATATTAATAATATTAATAAAAAAATTAATATTATCATTGATATATACCATTCTCGTATTTTAAAAGACATATAAAAATCTATACATAAATTAAATGAAATATATTTCAGTCAAGTTATTTATTTTAAGTTTTCTAATCGGTATGCTGTTTATTCATTTATCTTCGCCTGCGGAGCGGAGCGTTGTGGTGTATCCAACCACCGATAACAAAGACGTATTTCAATACAAAGACATGGCACACAATTGTTTTTCCATCAATCCGAATATTGTAAAGTGTCCCTATTTAGACAATACTGTAACAGTGATTCCTTCACAAGTCTAGGTACCGTATAATTTGCTTATAAACTGCAAATTCTTTTATTTTGTCTGTATCTTGATATCAGGTTGGTTTCACTGCAAATAGGTGGTTGATATTTATTTTTAAGAAAATAAGGTGTGTCAGCGCTGCCCGTAAATCTGCACGCGCTAGCTGCTTCATTTCCAAACGCGCTTCTCAGCGAATTTGCATTCGTGTTGATGGTATTTAATTTGAGCTTTTCAATTCGCGTGCTACTGTCAACTGCGCCTTGAACTGAGTACTGGTAATTATTCGGTTTAAATATAACAGTGGATGCACCTGATGCACCTGAGCCGCCGCACGCGTGTGGATTCACTCTTGGTTTATAAATATCATTGGTCTGATAAACCTGAGACCCGTTTGCGCTAGATGTTGCCCATATGTGCTGCCCGTTGGGACCCAGGTATGTGACTCCAGATGTTCGATTGATGGATGCATTTTGCTGGTACGTTTTGCACCTGGATTTCAAATAGCCGGTTGTGTCTGAATAATATGCCCTGCTAAGAAGACTGGATGCACTTTTAATGACATTATTTTGCGGGTTGCAGCCAACGCATTTTGTGTTATATATGCCGGTATTTATTTCATAACCACCGTTTTCGTAACCACCGTTTTCATAACCGTTGTTAATAACAATAACACCTTGATTTTCAACAATTGTTCCTTTATTTTTTGGTACTTCTAAAAAGTGTTCGCTAATTGTGTATGAATTTCCGGGCTGCGAAACACACTTGCACGATGCATCGCCAACATATGTTACAGCTCCAGGTCGGTCCATCAATAATCCGACGGTTGCATTGCGCCGACCCGACGACCCGATGGGTTGTGAAGGTCCTGTTGTTACGCCGCCTGTCGCATTAACTGATGTGGGAACTAGTTGTCGTCTCCAATGTTTGATAGGTCGAGCGCTGAATTCTGGACCATCAAAATCATGCTGGTGTATATTTGACGGAACGCCGTTGGTGTTTGGGCGGTGTAAACCGGGAACAACGCTGTTTGCCGTTGTTGTTTTTGTGGCATAATGCGGTACCCTTGTTGTTATCAGTGAGTTCGATGTCCTAAAGTTTAATGGAGCATTTTGTTTGGGAGTATTCGTGTTTCCTGTCATTGTAAACTTGTGATAAGCTTGTAATAAATATCTAATTTATATAAATATAATATTATATTTTACGTATAAAATTATATTATTTTCTTTATTCAAATTATTATATTATTACAAAACATATAAAAACATATAAACATGGATAACATTAGATAAAATACAATACAATGACATTTATTGCTTTAATTACTGGTATAACAGGACAAGATGGTAGTTACTTGGCCGAACTTTTAGTTGAAAAAAACTATATTGTTTATGGCATTATACGTCGTCATAGTAGTATTCACACTGAAAGAATCGACCATCTTTTTTCAAAAGTAAAACTGATTTACGGAGATATGACAGACCAGACCAGTTTACAAAACGTATTCAATACAATTATTACTGACCAGGGTCGCAATTTTGAAAGACTAGAAGTATACAACCTCGCAGCTCAAAGTCACGTAAAAGTAAGTTTTGAAGTTCCAGAATACACCGGTCAAGTTGACGCAATGGGAACACTGCGTTTATTAGAAACGATTCTCAAAACGGGTCTTAAAGATAAAATAAGGTTTTACCAAGCATCAACTAGTGAATTATTTGGAAAAGTTTTAGAAACGCCTCAATGCGAAACGACTCCATTTAATCCACAAAGTCCATATGCAATAGCCAAGTTATATGGTTATTGGATTGTTAAAAACTATCGTGAAAGTTATGGATTGTATGCTTGCAACGGAATTCTTTTCAATCACACGAGTTCGCGACGCGGAGAAACGTTTGTGTGTCGTAAGATTACGCTTGCCGTTGCAGCTATTGTTGCGGGTAAGCAGGAACACGTGTCTTTAGGTAACTTGAATAGCAAACGCGACTTGGGACACGCCAAAGACTATGTATATGGAATGTGGTTAATGCTACAAGCGGAAAAACCGATTGATTATGTGCTAAGTACCGGCAGTACATTTAGCATTCGCGAAATCATTCAAATGTCATTTGATGTGTTTGGAAAAAAGGTAGAATGGTGTGGCGAGGGATTAGACGAAGTGGGCAGGATTGATGGAAAGGTGGTGGTGCGCATTCATCCGAAATATTTTAGACCAGCTGAAGTTGAACTTCTTTTGGGGAATAGTGAGAAAGCATATAATGAACTGGGTTGGTTTCCAAAGTATTCCACCGCTGAAACACTTCGTGAGATGGTTCTTAGCGATTATAAAACATATAATAATTAGAAATAATTATGAAGATTATTATATTTTTTATAAATCTATATATCTGTTATTTATTTATTTTTTAATTCCATATTCTCTCGAATTGTCTTTGCATAAAGTTCTTTCAACTGGCGTAATTGATTTTGAAGCACCTGATTTTCGTGTTGCAAAGCGTCGATTTGTTGTTGTTGCGATTGAATGCGTTGAAAAATTTCAGGATTTGTTTCTGCAATTTTATCATATTGTTTTTTTTTAAAGTCTTGTTGTTCTTGTTGTTTCTGCTTTTGATTCCGGTGCTGTTCGATTGCATTTCTTTTCATTTCCTCTTTCTTTTTCAATAATATTTTGGTTTCTCTCAAAACGTCGGGTTTCATTTCAGGTTCTCCTGGCGGATATGCCGTAAGCACAGTTTCAAGATTCATAAAAAACTCGGCAACCTCCGCGTCCTTTATAAAATCGCCAACTGTTTTTTCAGACAAGCGCATAACGTTACTGAAAGGGTCATTCAGCAAAGTGCGCTTATCAAACGTATTGTGACGGTGTGAAAAAACCAGTATTGCTTTCATCGGGTCAAGCTGAACGAACGGAACCGTGTATCCCTTGAGAAATTCGCGCTCTTCTGCCAAACACGCATCATTGTTATATTTATGTTCGCGTAGTAATTCTTTTCGAAATGCAAATGTTCCGGCAGTGGCGTGATTAGGACCGTAGGGACCAAACTGTATCATTCGGTCCGTATCTTTGAAATAAATATACATTTCGCTGCTTCCCGCACACAATGCTTGCGGGTTTTTTACAAGCACTTCCACGGCGTGAGATACGCGTTCCGGTGGGTAATAATCGTCATCATCCATATACACGATGATTGACCCGCGCGCCTTTTTGTGCATAATATTGCGTTTTTTTCCTAGGGGCATTTTTTCATCGTACTTGAAATACTTTACGAGCGGGTGGTCTTTTACAATGTCTTCAATTTTGTCGGTGCCGTCATCCACAATTATCCATTCCATTCGGTCTTTGGGATAGGTTTGGCTGTCGAAACATTTAATTATTGTCGGGAAAAATGGTCTTCTGTTGAAAGTCGGCGTGCAAACGCTTACAAATGGTGTTGTTGTTGAAGAATTCATTGATTGATTGTTTTATGATTGTTGATATATTAACTGGGCGGTGTATCTTTAGATGAGTTGAATCCAAACATATTAAATAAAAAAATGAAAACGGCTACTAATACATAGTATGGTTCATAGTCAGACAAATAACTAAATGCATTCATTACCATTCCAATGCTAAATAACAAAAGGAGTAGTTTTTTTTTACTTTGAAATATCTCAAAAACAACCTTGGTATTTTTTGTTGGTGCCGCGTGTTTTGTATTTTGGGTAAATGGAATCCACAAAAACGTGACCAACACTTGAATAATAAACCCAAAAAAATTGAAGAATGGTGGTATCCACGACACTAAAAACAATCCAAGAGTCCATAGTAATCCGCTCATTAAAAATCCATTATTATAGAATTGAAATGCGTATGACATAAAAAATCCAACGAATCCTCCATACAACACTAGAATGTAGACAAGTAATACCCCTAAAAGCATGATGACATTTTCAAGAATTCCATATGTGTCATATTGATTTTGTTGTGATAAATTACCCATTTTCATGCAAATCATTTTAATGAATGCTCGAAACGTTGCATACGTATTTTTCATAGAAAGCGACAGCCAAAAAGCAAACGGTGTGTATTCAACAAAAGCATCGGGGTCTTGCAGCTCAGTTTTTATAACTCGGCATGTTTTGGAACATTTTTCATCATCATTTGCGTCACAATATAAATTGTACGGAAATCCGTATGAATATATCGGGTCTTCTTCAACACCAAATTCTTGAGTTCCATCTGGACTACAATAAGGGTATCGGTTAATGTCAGAAGGCAAATAATTTGTCAAATCTTGTCTTGACATTCGTACTAAACATAAAAACGATGCCCCCACATATACGGCAATGCATATTTTGATAAATAAAAAAAATAAACTTTGAAAAAAGTCGGCGTATGTAGAAATAGATGGATTTGTATTCACTGGATTTCCTGAAGCGTCGACTGGATTTCCTGAAGCGTCGACTGGATTTCCTGAAGCGTCGACTGTGTTTCCGGATGCATCTGTAGAATCAGAAAACATGTTGCCGAATACTCCCCCAGATGATGTTGAGTTTCCTGATGCGTCGGTGTCTGTAGAACCAGAAAACATATTTCCGAACATTCCAGACCCGGATGTATTTCCTGATGGGTCAGTTGTGGTTGTCGTGTTTCCTGATGGGTCAGTTGTGGTTGTCGTGTTTCCTGATGGGTCAGTTGTCGTGTTTCCTGATGGGTCAGAAGAAAATGGAGATGAAAGACTAAATGCTTCTTTATTTGATGAAAATAATGCGCTAATTGGAGTGGCTCCATTCAAAAATGATTTCATTATTATTTTATTTCAAATGAATTATTATAAAAATTATTATTATTAATATATAATTATAAAATAATAATAATAATATAATTACTTATTACTAAAGGGAATATACAGTTCGTTCTTTAACTTCTCAATTTCAATATATATTTTTTCCATTCATTTATTTTAATTCAACTATATAATTTATATTATATAATAGTATATATATATAATAGTACAATATAAAGGGACAACATCCAAATGAGTGAAAGCAAAGAACAGCGCGCTCTAGAAATATTGAAGAAATCGCAGAAAGAAATAGAAGCCAAACAAGGTGAAAAATTAGTAAGTAACCCAACAATTAAAGAAATAGTTTCGATTGTCGAACAATTTCTAATAAAGAAAAAACTAATTTGTTATGGAGGAACTGCGATAAATAACATTCTTCCAAAAAAGGACCAATTCTATGACATGACTCGAGAGATTCCGGATTATGATTTCTTCTCTCCAAATTCATTAGACGATGCAAAAGAACTTGCCGACATTTTTTACAGTAAAGGATTTAGTGATGTTGAGGCAAAATCAGGCATGCACACCGGAACATATAAAGTATTTGTGAATTTTATTGGTGTTGCAGATATAACATTTATAGAACCGGAATTATTCAAGAGTCTGATGCGTGAAACAATTGAAAAGAATGGAATATTGTATGCGCCCGTCAACTTTTTGAGAATGTCCATGTATTTAGAACTCTCTCGTCCAGACGGCGATGTGTCACGATGGGAGAAAGTTTACAGTCGATTAATGCGTTTCAATAAAAATTACCAATTAAAAGGTGAAAACTGTTTGAAAAATGCAAAAGAGTCGTCATTATCTCCAAATAAAAAAGAAATAGAAATATTTGATTTGATACGTGATGAAGCAATTTCTGAAAAACTCGTATTTTTTGGAGGGTATGCGTGTTCGTTATTTTCAGAGCATTTAAAAAAATCAGAACGACCTGTTTTATATTCAAGCATGCCGTCATTTGATTTATTGTCTGAACATGCAGACAAATCTGCCAGTAAAATAAAAAAGGTTCTGGATAACACGGGCGATTTCAAAAGCGTCGTTATTGAGAAGCGCGAAGAATTCGGAGAACACGTATCTTCTCATTATGAAATCATAGTCGATGGTAGAACTGTTGCATTTGTATATGAGCCGTCTCCCGGTGCGTGTCACAATTACAATGTGGTTAAAATAAACGGAAAAGATGTACACATTGCAACAACAGACACAATTCTCAGTTTTTATTTGCTGTTTCTTTATATTAATAGACCGTATTATGATAGAGACCGCCTACTTTGCATGAGTCAATACATATATGATTTACAGTATGATAAATTGACAAAAAATGAAGGTATATTTAAAAGATTTTCCAAGCCGTGCATCGGTAAGCAGGTTACCCTGAAAGACATTAAAGATGTAAAATCGCACATGTTTGAAAAGTTGAAGAATAAAAAAGGGACACGGGAATACGACGAATGGTTTTTAAATTATAATCCGATTGAAAAACATAAAAAAAATAAAGCATTAAAAGGAAAAGCGGCAAAAAATTTCAAAGAAAAAATAGAGAGTATTAATAAGCACTCGCCGTCTTATTCAAAGCGCAAAAATACTCCGGTAGACGCTACTCCAAAAAGGAGAAGTCCTAGGAGTCCTAGGAGTCCCAGGACTTTGACAACAAAAAACAGAAGCCCGGGCCCAAGCCCAAGCCCAAGCCCAACAAGCCCAACGCATTCAAGGCGGTTGCATTCAACATCAAATAATAAAAAGAAAAATGTAAAAACAGCAAGTCGCAAAACTCACAAGGTGCGACGACAAAAACGACACAATAGACGCAATTAATGTTGAGTTTCCAATTTAGTCGTATTTATTTAATTATATAAGTTATTCATTTTATTTTTTATTCATTTATATTTTTTATTCATTTTTATTTTAATTTTTTATTCATTTATAATATAAAGAATTAAAATCAAATATGAATAAAAAAACCATTATTATTTATTCAATCGTTTTCATTATTTCAATACTTTTTATTTATATTTATGTAAACCGTTCCCCCGTTCGAGATAGGTTATCAGAGTATACAGCGAAAGCCATCATTTTATCATGTATGGATTTTAGATTTGTAAACGACAAGGTATATTTTTTTAATGCATCAGGATATCGTGATAATTATAATAAATTTAGCTTGGCGGGCGCTAGTTTAGGTTACAACCAAGATTCCTTTCCAGCATGGAGTGAAACTTTTGATAAACACGTTGAACTAGCCATTGACTTGCACCAAATTGATGAAATAGTTGTATTGGACCACATGGATTGTGGAGCGTATAGAATTTTATATGATAACCCGTCAATGTCAAAGCAAGAAGAGTATGAGTTGCACAAGGTAAATTTGAATAAATTCAAAATTGCAATGAATAAAAAATACCCTTCATTGAAGGTTACAACATTTTTGACAAATCTAGATGGTTCGATTGAGCAATATTAACCGTGTTATTCGCGTCCCTCCATTTTACGTTTTGTTTGCGTATTGTAACAGCTTCTGCACAGAGGCATGTAAATGTCATTGCCTATTAAAACTTGCTCTGTGTCGCACGTACTTCTGAGTGTAAACGGCGCAAGCGTTCCGTCTTTACACATACTGCACAGCGCGTGCAACTTGGTCATCTTGTCGCAGATGGGAATCAGGTCCAGAAGGTTTCCAATTTTATCTCGTTTAAAGTCTCCATCTAAACCGCAGATGTATACTTTTTTTCTTTCTTCTTCCACCATTTTGATTGTAAATGGCACAATGTCTCTAAAAAATTGTCCCTCGTTTATCAGTATAACATCACTATTTTCAATTTCATCCTTGTGAATTTTCATAATTTCTTCCATGGAAAACCCGAGTATGCATGGAATCATTTCTTTGTCATGTGTTGATAACATGGTTGCAGAGTATCGAACATCTGCTTCATAATTTATTACGCAAATTTGCGATTTACAGAATGAATATTGCCTGTAAATCTTTAACAGAGCCGATGTTTTCCCAGACCACATCGGTCCTAATATAATTTCTAAATATCCAGCTGTTTCTCTTTTTGATTGCGATGTCATTAGCGGCGGTGCAAACGTGGGCGGTGTCGTTATATCTTCCATTAACTATTATGAAATATAACTTCAATTTATTTATAATAAATAAAACGTAAAAAACATAATAAACATTAAAATTAATAATAATCAACAATAAAAAAAACAACCCAATAATAACCTTTTGATTTAATTTAATTACTTGTATCATGATTTCTAGTGATGACGGTGTGATAAAGGGTGGGTCATGTGCAGGCGCCGCCGCGGATGTAGATGGTTCAACTCCGTGGGTTGAAAAATATAGACCCACGCATTTTGACGACATTGTGTTGGATGGTATAAATAAAAAAATACTTTTATCAATAATTAAAAACAATTATTTCCCAAATTTATTATTGTATGGTCCTCCGGGGACCGGAAAAACAACCACCATTATAAATCTTGTAAATGCATATCAAGAAAAATATCATCAAAAAAACAAGGGATTAATGATTCACCTAAATGCGTCTGATGAAAGAGGAATCGACATTATTCGAAATCAAATAAATGGGTTTGTTACATCAAAGTCAATGTTTGGCGAAGGAATGAAATTTGTAATTTTGGATGAAGTTGATTACATGACAAAGAATGCACAAACGGCGCTAAGATATTTGTTGAACAATTATAATAACCTTGTAAATGTTCGATTTTGTTTAATTTGCAATTACATCAGCAGGATAGATGAAGCTCTGCAAACCGAGTTTGTGCGAATGCGGTTCAACCAACTGCCCGAATCAAATATTCTTTGCTTTTTGAAAAAAATTAATATTGCCGAAAAATTAAATGTTGATGAAACTATTTTAGTATCTATTCAGCGCCATTTCAATTCCGACATTCGAAGCATGATAAACTATATGCAGGCAAATCAACATCTTATTCATAACTGTCACGTAATTACAAATGCGGTATGGGAAAGCATTACCCAGCTATTTAAATCGCGTGTAAAATCATGTATAATTATTGAAAAACTAAACGAAATAAGTTTATATTACAACATTGAGCGTAAAAATATGATAAAAAATTACCTGAATTACATTATACGCCATGACCCACATTATATAAATTCAGCTTTTTTAAATTTTATTGAAAATGTTGTCCACATACAAGAGTGCAAAACCGAATACTTGCTTCAATATTTTGTTCTTAAAATGTTGACATTAATAGGGACGGGCGACAAATAAAATAATAAAATAATAAAATCAATTATAAATTATAAATTATAATAAAGAGTATTTACAATATTTATTATAAATAAAAATAAAATATATAAAATAAAATATTTACAAAAATAATGAACTTGAGTTCGAATTCACAACAACTGTCCACATTTACAAGCAATGAAAATAAAGGATTACTATGGAGCGTTTTGCATGGTGGTGGGAAGTTCAACAGTGTACCTGACGCATCGCTTAAAAAAGTTCAAATCATGTTTGAAACAACTCTAAACGAAATGAATGAAACGTTCCAAAAAACGAATCAATCCATTGATTTGAATGTAATGAACAAAGAAGCCGTATATGCAATTTGTAAAAAATTAGACAACTTGATGGCCGAGGAGAGTAAAAAATTGATAACAGACCAAAAAAAACAGCAACAAATTCCCCAACTTGAAACAGTATATAGGGCGGAAGATATTCAAAAAGAACGACAGTCTGCATTCAACATGGAGCTCAAAAAAAAAGAAGAAGAAATGTCCTCAATCATAAAATTAAGAAAACCTGATGAAATTAAATTTTCGGATGATGTTTATGACAAACCAATAGGAGATGATATGGAAAGGTTACTGGCAGAAACGCTAGCATCACGAGAGCGCGAACTAGAACAGCTGAATAACTCAACGGGTAAAGAAGATAAGAATGCAGCAGAAAAATGGATAAATCCGAATTCGAATGCAGACTTTCAAAATCATACCACAACAACAGCAGCAAGAGCAACAGCAAGAGCAGTAACAGCAACAGATGGGAAAAAAAAAGTGAGTTTCAATAATGTTCAAACTGAACACGAGCCAATAGCAACAGAAGCAACAGAAGCAACAGAAACAACAGAAACAACAGAATCAACAGAAGCAACAGAAGCAACATTAGATTTAAATGCTCTTATGACTAAATTCAAAAAAATAAACACAACAACCGAAAATACAAATAAAACCAGCATTCAAAATAATCAAAATCAAAATAGTCAAATCATAAAAATATCAGAAGATGTTGCATTTATTAAGCAGAGTATAATTGAGCTTACAGAAAAAATAAACGAATCAATTCTCAACCAACGAAGATAATGATGATAATGATAATGATGATGATGACGGCGCCTGGACTGCTGATTCAGCCACCGCCAACGAGGATGGTTTTGTCGTCTTTACTTTATTTTTTGGAGCAAGAGACTTCAACGTGGACTGTCTTTTTTCGCATCGTTTAAGAGTGAATTTTTTTACAGAAGCGGGACAATGTACCAAGCACGGAATCGATTTAATTGTTCCTGTCAACTTGTCATAAACTACTTCTTTTGTTTTAACCAATTTTTTCTGCTCTATACTAGAAGTTAGAAAGTCATAAAGAGCGGCTTTATCTTTAGCGCATAAAACATGTTCCTCCGCATACACTTCTACAAACGCGTTCATCTTTTTCATTTTCATCGATTTATCCAATTTTACCCACTGGTCTTCTTTATTTTGTGTTCGTTCCTTTTCTAAAAAATCATCAATATTCAAATTATGTTTTGTCACTTGTTTTGGACTTGTTTTTTTCAATAACATGGATTTATATTTGATATTTCTTAATTCAATACAGTCGCACTCCTCGCCAACGGTATTGTCCGCATTATCTGCTGCATTATCTGCTGCATTATCATCATTTTTGCTGGATGCAGATTCCACCTCCATCATTGTTATTGTCGGAGCAGAAGCAGCAACACCTGCACAACTTTCAGAACTTTCAGAAGTCATCATAGAATTTGGATTGCTTGGATTTATTTATTTTTTAACCTTAATATATTTATAAAATAGAGTTTAAATCTATTTTATAAATACTATTTTAGAATAAACTGTAATGGTTGATTAATTGAAAAAATGCAGCGGAGATGAAGAAGGTGCTAAACTACCAACACACATGGAATAAGAAAGGCGGGAGACAAAATACGCCAAAAAATAAGTAAAGCAGCCCATAAATAATCCAAGCAATAAACCAAAGCTAAACTTCTTGGTTAAAAGACTATACAATGAAAAGAGTGTTACAAAAACAAACGTAACATAAAAGAAAATAGAAAATCCATAATAATACAAACAATATTCACGAGTAAGAGGACCAAATAGCGAATTGAACAAATTCATTTAATTTTTTATACTTATCGTTATATATTTATGAAAATATTATAATTTACAAATAATTAATTAATTATTTGTAAATTATAATTAATCAACTATTTTATATATAACTGATATATATATAAACAACAATAAATAATATACAAATGCAAAAAAAATATGCTGTATGTATGTGGGGACAGTTGCGCTCTCTAGAAATTGTAATAGAAAATTTATATAAAAATTTATTAGAAACTTTAAAAGCGGATTTGTTTGTAATGGTTCAAAAAACAGGAACAAATATGGATAAAAATATAGATTTATTAAAAACCGAAAATAAGATAATGTATGAATCGCCTGATGTTACTAAAATATTTACTAATTACAATAAGTTATTAAAAAATAATAATTACATAAATATTCCATATTTGAATGTATATTATAACTGGTATGAAATCGGTAAAACGTTTGGTGACACATTTGAAAAAAATTATGATTATATAATTTTAACTCGGTCTGATTTTTTACACTTGGTTCCTTTTCCTGACATTTCAAGTTTATATGAAAAAGAAGATTCATTTTGGTGCTATGACGGTCATGAATGGGGTGGCATAAACTCCACATTAATTTGCATTCCTTCAAAATATATAAAAAGTTATTTATTTTCTCTTTATACTTATTTACAGGATTCAAATAATATAAAAAGATTCAACAATATATCACATAACTTGAATACAGAATTATTTATTAAAATAATTTTTGTTGATAATAATTGGAAAATTGGAAAAATAGAACCCAACGCGTTTATAACTGCTTCTAATTTTAATGAAATCACAACTTGGGCACCCATAAAGTATTCTAAAGTATACAATGTATTTTATAAATATGAAGACCAAATGAAAATTGCATTTACCTCTTTAATAAAATATAAAAATAACAACAAATGGACATTATGTAATTCAAATGGTAATTATAATATTATTTTGACACCTTGATTGTTATATAATTTATTGTAAATATATAAGTAAAATATATAATAATAGTATTAATAAATATAAATTACATAAAATATAGATGGAATCAACAAAAAATATAAATATCAGTGGTAAAAAAAATATATGCGGACTGTTGATAATAAATGAAACTGCCATTAAAACAGAAACAAGGAGTAATGAAACAAGGAGTAACGCAAATAATGTGAATAATGTGATTGACGTAAATGATTTCGGCAATTCAAATTATTACAGGAAACGCGCCGCATGCGAAAAATGGAATTTACCTGCCCATTATTTTACACACTCGCACCAATTCAGCGTTGTATCGAAATTGTATATGAATTTGGATAATGATGTTATTGAAAATCGCGACATTTATATAAAAGAAATTACTAAAAAATTATCTGGATATAAAAGACAAGATGCTGACAAACATTTTTATTCAAAAGATGCATTTATTTCTCTCGAAGATGTTATCGACAAACTATTATGTTCCAAGTTGAAATGTTTTTACTGCAAATGCGAGTGCGAGCTTATTTATGAAAATGTTCTTTCTAAACGCCAATGGACGCTGGATAGAATTGAAAACGATGCCGGACACAATACGGATAATGTTGTCATTTGTTGTCTGGAATGCAACTTGAAAAGAGGCACAATGGATAGCGGTCGTTTTAAATATGGAAAACAATTGAGATTCAAAAAAGTGGGATAGGATAACTAACCAAATTTAAATAAAAATTGATATATATACACTCATCTATTATTATACAGTACATATAAAAGGTATACAATGCGTCATGGAAACGGAATTGCAATAGCTGAAAAAAAAAACAATGAAAAGGAGGAGGAGTGGTTTGACTTGTGGATTTCATGGTGGGGGTGGTTGTTGTAACAAGGAGAAATACATTGCGTATCGAAAATCAAGAAAATCGAATTAAATAAAAATATCCATTTATTCTATTTTTTTATTTAATTATTTAATTATTTAAATTGAAAAAAAGGATATAAACCAAACTCATAAAATTAAGTAGTAAACAAGTAATTAACTAATAAATCATTTACATATTTACACTACATATTTAACCCAATTATAAAAAAAATGAGTGCATGTATGAGCATTTGTGAAACTGCAACAGTAACAACAACAACAACGCAATTCTCTGCTGCAGTTGAAAATAATGGCGGCGGCGGCGGTGGCACATATACCACACAAAACAATTTACTTTTGAAGAATTTATTGAAGTTTTATGAAAAGGGAAATAATTTGGACACCATGCTTAAAATAATTAACGGTCACTCCAAAATATCTCTTCGTATCATCGACTGGTTTGCAACCAATTATGCTAAAAAGTTTTATACTGTTTACACCATTCAAAATACGCTGAGAAGATTTAAAGTATATGTGGATTACAAGTTGAAATTGAAAGCGTACTCTAAAAAGCGATTTGACCCATTTTGTCGTTGGGACAGAATTACGATTCCGTATAAAGACGGAACCTTTATACAAACAACTATAGGACAGTTGAATTTTTTCAAGTGGGCAATTGAAAATGATGTTGTTCATTGCATTGAAGAAAATTATCAAGCCATTGAAAATGATATGAATTTAAGAAATAGCACATCTAAACATTCGCGCTCATCATTGTCTTCGACGTCAACCGCTTCTGAAGATTGTGAGTGTGACGACGACGCTCAATCGGGGACGACGACAACAAACGAATCAAATTCAAAGGCAGACAAAAACAAAACTCGTAAAAAACGCGAAGAGTTATCTATATCTGCCACAAAAAGTATTAAAAAGGAAAAGGTGGAAATTGTTGTCAGTTTTGAGTGATTTCGAGTTATCACACTTTATTTTTTTATCATTTAAGATAAATTCAGTTTAATTTATTTATATAAAATTGAATTTATATCCAAATGGGTTACTCTGTAAAAAAAAGGAAACAAAGCTTACAATCAAAATGATTACTGTAAAAACCATCAAAGGAATAATTGGTGAAATTATAAAGAAGTTCCCAAAAAATATACAAACAAAACTGAAAAATATTAATAAAGCTGGACAATGCGACGTATGTACCACAAAACGCGTAAGTCAGAATTCGAGAATATTGCTTCCTTATTACATCATTCGCAAATGTGGGTTGACGCTCGACCAACTAAAAACGTACACTAACGGTGTTGTTATTGAAGTTCCATTTCGTGAATATGAACGCATTAGCAAGTCTTCCGTTGGTGACATAACCAGTAACGACGAACTTGATGAGTACATAATTAATAATATAGGGGGAGAAACAAGCAATCCTGTTGCAGCAATTGTAACCATTAGGAAAGAGGGTGGATACTCGGGGTCATCTGTTCAGCGTGAAGACCTGGTAAGACTAAAAAATGAAATAGTCGTAAGAGGTTGGGAACCTGTTGCATATAATCCAGAAAAAACCATCAAGGGTAAAAAGAATAAAGGTAATGCGAACTGGTTGGGACACTATTATTATAAAATTTCAGGGGGCTCACAGCAAAGTTTCAAAAGCCACCCAGATAAAGAACCTCAAATATTCACAACGCACAAGGGATTCATGTCGAGTGAAAAAGTCATTATAGATGTTATGGCTTCATTAGTTTGGCAGAAGCTTCATGTTTTTGATATTGACAAATATATTCCCAGAGAAAATGCGTTAGAATACAAGCAAACTCTGGAAGACTATTTGAAGAATACCAAGTACTTTGGGAAGTCATGTTATGAGTTAATGAAGAATTTTGAAAATATTCGAGATGGGAAGCTCATAAGTCCAATCACGCAAAAGGAAATATCTATAAACGCCTTTGACAAGGAGACAGTTGAGGAATGCAAAGATGATATTGTTGATGTTAGTCACAATGAAGCAGTCAATAATCATAACATACGATTTTGTCCAGAAAATAATGTAATGTTGTCAGACTATTTCCCTGGAAATTTATTTTGGGATACTCATCTTGGAAACATGCAACAGCAATCCTTCACGGTTAAAGAATATTGGACAGAAATAGAAGAAAGAATCGCAAAACGAAATTCATGGCTGGCGGCTGCTGCTGCTGCTTCTGCTGATGATACAACTTCCACATAATTTCCAGACCCAGAAAGACAGACTGTCATTATTTATTTTTTTTTGCTTTATTACCCTTTCCTGTTTTGCGTGTTTTGCAATTTTCTTCTACTTTATGATTTTTTACCGCCCGTTTTATAAAATAATACATTTAAATAATTAAATTTATATACTTAATATATAAACAATATTAAATAAAATGTCGGCTGAGGAGAATTCTCTGGGTTTGATTTTAGTAGAAAATGTTGTACGCGGTCGCAAGACTTTTAGAGTTGATATACCCTTTACTTCTACTCAACCTACCCGATTTAAATGGCCACTATATCATAATAACAGCCGTGGAGTATACAATGGCGAGTGGAAAAACGGCTATCCGAACGGAAATGGCATTTGGACAAATGGTCCTAAAATATCCTACAATGGCCAGTGGAAACACGGCAAATGGAATGGACAAGGCACATTTAATTATGAGGATGGCCGAGTATACGTTGGCGACTTTGTTGAAGGCGATTTAAGCGGAAAAGGCACATTTAATTATGAGGATGGCCGAGTATACGTTGGCGACTTTGTTGAAGGCGATTTTAGCGGAAAAGGCAAATTGACCTATCTCGATGGTAAAATTTACGATGGCGATTGGGCATATGGTACAGAGCACGGAAAAGGCACGATTACTTGGCCTGATGGTCGAGAATTTGAGGGCACGTTCGTTCGTGGCGAAGTTCCGCTTGTACTTTCGGATGGAACAAAAAATATCGTCAAAATGACATACTCTCCTGGAAATACTTACAAAGGAGCAATGTATAAAGGCTTTTCATGGAGTGAATTTAAGCCACCTGAAAAATCAACAGTTGATAAAGCAAAAAGCCTTTTTAGTGGGTTGTCTTTATTCTCAAAACCGGGTGCGGATGCGGCGGAAGAAGAAAAAGGATTAGGCGGAAGTAATAGCAGAATGAAACGACGACAAAGCAAACGACGACGACAAAGCAAACGACGACGACAAAGCAAACGACGACGACAAAGCAAACGACGACGACAAAGCAAACGACGACGACAAAGCAAACGAAACTAAATATTCATTTTAATAATCATAAATCAAACTAAATCAATCTCTTCCATTTGACATTCATGATTCGTTATATTTTTTATAATACAGTCTCGAAATAAATCTTTTCTGAGTTCAAATCCAACTCCAATGCGCCCCAATTTCTGCGCTGCAATTGCGCTAGTAAAACTTCCGGCAAATATGTCCAGAACAATGTCACCGCGGTAACTATAGTAATAAGTGCTCATTGTCGGTATATCCATTGGAAATGGCGCAGTATGTCCCAATTTATTTTCTTTTTTATTATTTATCTTTATTACAGGCGACAGCTTGTGAATGTCTCGTCGCCAGTCTTGAACTAGTTCCTTGGGTATGATATTTTCAGCTTGTCGAAACGGATTTTGCGTCATGATGGTTTTTAGCGAGAAGCGTTTTCCGCGGTCAGATTCGCTCTTTTCACAAGTCGGATTTTTGCACTCCCATGAGCGAAGCCCTTTAAACGTGTAGCTGTTGCTCTTTACGATTAAACTGCCACAGTCGTTACACGGATATTTAATGTCTTTTTCCAACCTGTGTTTGTGAAAGATGAGAATGTGTTCATAGCAGTTGCACGAATACTGAAAGAATGGAAACGGTTTATTTCCGTTTTTATGCCTGGAACTCTGCACTTCACCCTTGTCCCAAATAACATCATCGACAAATGTGAATCCGCATTCTTCAAACATGACTATAAAATATGCCGGAAGCGGAATTTTCCTATTACCGAATGCATTTATTTTATCCATTTTGTCATTGTCAACCACGTCGCTAACATTGAACACGAAAACGCGATGATTATCCAAAACACGATAACATTCAGTAATGATTTCGCGCATGTCATCTAAATATGCTTTCAGGTTTGCCCAAGTGGAATATTCGCGCGCATTGTAATAAGGCGGCGAAGTCACAATGTGTCCCACCGACTCATTAGGAAGCCGTTTCAACCCCTGCAAACACCCGCCCCAAACCACTTTTATTTTTTCGGGGTTTGATGTGATGTTGGTTAAAAGTCGATAGTCTGTGAAATTTGTTTCCATATTCCATTGCTTTTTTACAATGTCACGATACACGTCTATAAAATTGTAAACGTTTCTTTCTCCATTTTCCTCACTGTAGTCTTTGTCTTCGTAACCATATTTGCGTGTCAACTCTTCAAGCAACTCTTTTGACAGCATTTCATTCAAAATTTCAAAGTTTTCTTGAACCAGATTTGACACAGTTGTTGCCGATTTTACCGATATTACAATTTCATTTTTCGGTTTAGGTTTTATTTTAATTTTTATTTTTTTTTTATTTGGGTTCGTTTCTTCTTTTTCTATATTCATTCACAAGACAACTAGTAATTATTATAAAATTATATATTTATTTCAATTTTATAATAATGTATAATAAAATTGAAATCGGGAAAATCAGGAAAATCAATGTGCCAAGTAAACATGCAAGGAGGGGTCAGAGGGGCGTAATGCTTGGCACCTAGGTTCCCCTCCCTCTAAATCGAAAAACTATACATGTCAGATTTGAGCGGGCGGCTGGCAAAAGAAAGCGCAGGATCTTGTGGTTTCGGCACCGGGATTGTTTGAGGCGTAAACATCAAATCGGTAGGTTTCAACAAGTATGCGCTCTTGCTCGGACCGGCTTCAAACCACTCGTTGTATACAGCCAAGTTGCCATCGCGCAAAAGCTGAAATGACATTGCCATCACTTGACACCCTGCCAAAGACGGCGGCATAGGGTCATAATTATTTACCGACATTGAAACGTCAGGTATAACAATTGTCATGTACTGTTTATTAAACGTTGTCAACTCTGTAATGTCGGGATTGTTCAGCACGTCAAATACTTTTAAAATTCTTAAAAAGGCATTGCTTGTGAGATTTGTAATTTCGTACATTTTTTCAGCACCCGGTTGATAAAGAAGAGGAATGGCTTCTACAACGATAATAACTTTACCAGTAAATTTTTGCACAGGTTCAGCGCAAATATTTTTCCCGCCAAATTCGTGATTATACTCTGGCATCAACCTATCTTTCAAATTTGAATTTATTGATTCGGCCATGGTGTTGAGCACATCAACGTCGTTTGTTTTTATTCTAAAAAGCAAGAAAAGAGGGTCGCTCGGATTCGGACACACGGTTGAGCTTGTGCTAAATGCGGTTGTTTTAATAGTACTCATCGCTTCATCAAATGGAACATAGTTGTATGTTTCCTTAATACACTTGTCGTCGCTCAAAGAAGTGGAAATGATTGGTTGACCGTTGTACCCATAAACTTCAAAGTCTAAACACCTGCATCCCATTTTTATTGCATTTTGAAGAGCACAAGTGCTTACATAATCATTTGAAAAATTTCCAGTTGAGCAACAATTATAAGCACTTTTTACGTAATAGTCTCTCAATAAAAATTGGGAAGACGGGTCTGATGAAGCGGTTGTTATCCAGTTTGAATTCAATACTGGCGCTTTTTTTTTATTCAAACGTGAACAGCTTTTTGGAAGTAGCGTGTACTTGTAATAAATATAATATGCCATGCACGCCATTATAAAAAAAATTAACGTGCAACCAATTACGTGTATCAACATGGTATTTGGAACTTGTGAAACTATACTTTTAAAATGCAACACTTTTCCAATGACTTCATTTTTCAAAGATTCGATATTCTTAGAATTCTCAGACGACATCTATATTTTATTATTTTAATATATTCTAAATCTTATATTTTGTATATATAATTAAATTATGATGCAATAGTTAATTACTTAATTACTTACTTACAATTAATTATTAATTAACGAATTTAATTCATAGTTAATATTTTATATATAAATTGTTTTTAATTATTTAGAATCAATATTCTTATATATATAGTTTATATCATTAATTATTAAGAACAACACACAACACATACAACGAAACAATGGCAGGAGGTTTGTTAAATTTAGTCGCGTATGGAAATCAAAACATCATTTTAAATTCGAATCCTAAAAAAACATTTTTTAAATCAACATATGCAAAATATACAAATTTTGGGTTACAAAAATTTAGAATTGATTTTGACGGTCAAAGAAATTTGAGAATGAGCGAAGATTCTAAATTTACGTTTTACATTCCTCGGTATGCGGAATTATTGATGGACACATACCTTGTTATAACACTTCCAAATATTTGGAGTCCCGTATTACCTCCGACAACTTGCAATGAATCGTGGACGCCGTATCAATTCAAGTGGATTGAAAACCTGGGAACACAAATGATTAAAGACATTACAATATCGGTTGGAGGGCAGACGCTTCAAAAACTAACAGGCGGTTATTTGCTGGCACTCACGCAGCGTAATTTCAACGGAACACAGCGTGACCTTTATAATCGAATGACCGGAAATGTACCGGAATTAAATAACCCAGCATTTTCTTCCACAAACAATGGAAACTACCCAAATGCATTTTACAATTATACAAACCCTCCTGACCCGGCAGGAATTGAGCCGTCTATACGATTTAGAAAACTTTACATTCCCATAAATGCCTGGTTTACGCTGAGCAGCAAAATGGCATTCCCGTTGGTTGCATTGCAGTACAACACGCTTCAAATCGACATCACGCTTCGCCCGGTAAGAGACCTATTCGTAATTCGCGATGTTTCCAATGTAAACACGGGAGAGGATACGCTGCCATCTTACTTCCCCGAATACACAACGCCAAACTATATTCAACCCAATTTCAACGATAACTTGCAACAGTTTTATCGATTTATACAACCGCCTCCTAACGTTGAACTTAATTATGGAAACTCAACTCGAAGCGACTGGAATGCAGACGTTCATCTAATGTCAACATACTGTTTTCTTTCTGGAGATGAAGCCAAACAGTTTGCAACCATGCCCCAACAGTACCTCATCAAGTCCGTTTACGAGTGGAATTATGAAAATGTTACAGGAAGCCGGCGCGTCTGGCTGCAAAGTTCGCTTGGAATGATAAGCAGCTGGATGTTTTATTTCCAAAGAAGCGACGCGTATTTGCGAAATGAATGGAGCAATTATTCGAATTGGGCTTACAATTACAGACCGGTTGGATTGATTCCCGCGCCAATTGATTTAGAAACCGACCCATGCCCATGGAGTCCTCCACAACCTTGTCCGGTGCCGACGCTGCCCTTGCCGCCTTCACCCGCATGCTACGGTCCCGGTTGGAACCCCGCTCTACATGAACCCACCGGACTTTTTATGACGCAGGCATTCAGCGTCGAAAACCAAAAAGATATCTTGTTAAATTTGGGAATTTTATTAGACGGAAAATATAGAGAGAATGTGCTTGATGCCGGAATTTATAACTATCTCGAAAAATATACAAGCAGTCGCGGTTCTGCTCCCGATGGGCTTTATTGTTACAATTTTTGCCTCAATACTGAGCCTACCGAATTTCAGCCATCAGGAGCGATAAATGCGAGCAAGTTTTCGACGATTGAGCTTGAATTTACCACGTTTTATCCACCGCTGGACCCTAGCGCTAATTTCTTGACAATCTGTGACCCGGAAACAAATGTTCCGATTGGTGTGAATAAGCCGACGTGGAGAATTTACGATTATAATTATAACCTGACGATTTTTGAGGAGAGATTCAACATGCTGACATTTGTGGGCGGAAATTGCGGACTCATGTATGCAAGGTAAGGAACCAAGGTTCCCCTTAATAATTAATAATAATTAATTATTATAATATAATAATAATAATTAATTATTATAGTATAATACAATAATACAATAATACAATAATACAATAATACAATAATACAATAATACAATATGGCAACAACAACTCCAAAAATAAATAATCCGCAAAATTTTAGAACTTCAAATACTTTAAGGACTACGCGAAAGCCGCATTATGCAACCAAGGCGGATACTGCATTCAGCATCATTCCCGGCATGCATCGTCCAAATGCAAATAATGTTCCATCGAATATAAATCAGGGTGATTTTATAGGACCGAACTTTAAAGCGCGGCCGTTGAAGCATTGGCGCAGACAGCTGGTTCCCACAAATCCGTCAACAGACAACTCTAGCCAAAAACGAATGGCGACGGTGAATTTGATGGATACGCCGGGGTCAACCGTCTACAAAACAAATGCAGAATCGTGCAAATGCATTGAGACGGGCGGAAATTCATTTCAAATAGAAGATGCGTACGCAGTAAATAAGTGTGATGAAGAAGAAAAGATTCAAAATAATGGTGCAATATCTGTTCCAACTTTTTTTATTAGCACTCCAGTTATTGAAGAAATATTTCTCAATATTCCGGGGGCTCCAATCATCGTCGACATTGATTATAACAATGATGAACCCACAGTTCCAGAAATTTATTATGTTGACCCAATAACTTCGATTGCTCCAACGATTCCGGACCAAGAAGATGAAGTAAATGTTGATGAAAGTTATGAAATAATTACCAGCGTTTATGATACGGTGCGCATTTCGTGCAATCCTGAAAATAATCGAATCAGGTCGGGCATTTGCACGCTGAGCCAGTCCTATTATGAAACCAGGGCGGGCTATTTGCAGTCCAGATGCAGAACTGCAGCTCAACGACTCTCAACAACAAAAAAAGCGGATGGCGTCTATTATGCCAATGTAAATAATATTCCGTTTCAATTTTTATACCCAACTAATGAACCCAACGGTCCCCAAGTTTATCAGTCTAAAAATTGTTCAAATCCTAAAACGTATAATAATAACGCGCTCAATCAACCCGCCAACAGTTATTGCAGTACAATTTATAAGCCAAATAATACGCAATTTGCGCAACAAGGCGCCGTTTCAGGAAGCACGCGCCTTCAAAAATTGAAAGCAGACACCATTACGAACAACGGGTTTTCATTTTATTCGGCATATGGAGCAACAATGGCGAATGCCGGAAATTTTCAGGGAACAAATGCATCAAGTAACTACTACGTAAAAAATAGAAAATATCCGCTCGACGGCTTTATACACTTGAGTAAATACCGTGAAAATAAACGACTGGCATGTTGTGATTTCGTTTTTTGAATATTTACATGTGTATCAATTTTAATAATTCAATATTTAATTAAATATCATACACTTTTACTTCTTTATCGTCTTCGAGTAAACTGAAACGGAGTTTATATGAAAGAAGATTGTCTAGTATGCTGCTTGAATTTCCACCGTCGCTTATACTCTGAGCATCTTCGGTTGAACACCCACCTTTAATAAAGCTAACATTTGATATTGTTCCAACGGGTCCAGGTACGACAGTTGTACTACCCACATTACCAATCAAAAGTTGAATATTATCATTCGTCAAGTAATTCATGGATGCGTCGTTGTGTGACACATAACTATTTCCACTAGCGTTATTCCCGGTCAGCGTACTATTCAAAATAATAGTGTTGTTCAACCTACCATTAACAAAGACGTCTAGAGCACGATTATTATAAATGAACCCGGTATCCGTATTATATATTGATACGGGTTTTCCATTAACTTTTTTAATATTTCCGTCAGAGTCTCTCAAGAATTCACCTTCATCTTCATTGTAGTCGTCATCGCCGTTGTAGTTCAAAATTATATTCATCGGTTCTTTTATTGGCAAGGGAGTTATTTGATACATCGGTTGTGGAGTAAATAAAGTTGATGAAATAAATAAGTTGCAACTTGCATCAATGTATGATGTTAATATGTTGGTTGTGGTTGCATTGTTCAGCGACAACACGTTGAAACTCGCATCGACTTTTGTTGGCGGCACCCACGAAGTTATATTTATCCATAGCGATATTGCAAATGCACCTCTTTCCAATTTTGCGCCAGGTTGAATGGGTATCGGAACGATTGGACCCGCGCTTAAAATGGGTTGCGAAGAAGTGGTCAGCGCAATGGTTTGTTTTTGTTGCGTGTAAAATGAAAATAAAATATAAACAACTAGAATTAAAATCACAAATAAAATAATATAAAATATGTCTATTTCTTTTCCATAAAATAACATTTTTCAAGGTTTTATTTATTTTTATTTATTTTATATATAATTATAATTATAATTTAATTATGATTATAATTAATCTGACCCCTCCTTACATTACATATAGATTACAAACAAAAGGAGGGGTCAGAGGGGAACCTTGGTTCCCTTCCCTCAATTAAATGTCAAGACTAGACAATTCCACATTATCTTTTACAAAAGCGAATCGAACCTTGTATTTATTGAAAAAGTCTGAAACAGAACTTCCGCCGCTTCCATATCCGCTAGAATAAGTGTTCCAAGCGTCTTGCGGTCCGAAAGGATTGGAATCAAATGTTGAAGAAATATGACCATCAATTCCGCCACCCACATTTATCGTTCCAGCAGGTAAACTATATACTTTGTCTAAAGCAGTTGTTTGGACAAGTTTACCATTGACATAAATGTCCAACGAGTTTCCATTATTTACAGTTGCAATGATGGACGCCCATGTTTGAAGTGGAATTGATATTGTTGATGTTCCTCCACCTGCTGGTATATTTTGGTCTCCAACTGTAACATATAAATTATTGTCAACATCTCCTAAACTTAAATTAAATGGACTGCTACCCGTTGGTGTTGATATAATGTTTTTTTGAGACGCCGCTGTCTTCCAAGTACTTACGTAAAGCCAGGTGGATATTGTAAAAGAGTACGATTGAGTTACAGTCATTGGTGTTGGTTTAGATGCATCTTGACCCCCCGATGAAACCGTGGTTGAAGAAGAAGACAACATTGTGTAAACAAAATAAACGATAATAATTAAAAGTATAACAATAATAATCGTTGTCCAAGGAAAATCCATATTGTATTATGTACTATGATAAAATGACCTATATAATGTGTATTATATTATTATTATTATTATTTTAATTTTTTTAATAATAATATTTATAATATTTCTAAATAAAATAATTTATGAATGAATTATGAATGAATTAAAAGTTTGGACTTGTTGGCGGGTTTAGATATTTATGAGTATTATATATCCACGAAATTCCATCACTTCCTAAAACGTTTCGATAATAAACTACGTTGCATGCTTGGCCATATATTCCCGGTTTACTTCCTACAGTCAAGCTTGTTGGAAGTGTGGGAATCACATTTGGCACTGAAGTTTCCAAATGATTATTTAGAAACACGTCCATTATGCCACTGTTATTAAAGTTGATAAATAAATGATTCCATCTTTGCAAAGGAATTTGGCTTTTTGGTTGAGACGTCTGTGGAATCGTCACACCATCAACGACAATGTTTATTAAATTATTAGATGCATCATAGTTTATGATGGGAGCTCCTGAAAAATTCAGTATACTTACACCAGTAGAAGTTGTATAATTACTATTTGTATTCAACGGTTGTGGGTGAATATAAAACCATGCAGATATTCCATAATTGTAAGTTGGCTGATTACCATTTTTAGTGTTGTCTGCCAGTGACGGTGTCAAAGAGTTTGTCTCAACATTATTTGAATCTGTGGTCGTTACTTGTAACGGTTTGTTTGTCACATTCAAAGGTAATACGCTGTCCAATATTACTTCGCCGTTGTGATTAACGACTGCATCAAACGCTTTTGGAAGAATGAACAGTAATGCAACAAGTACAATTTCAATAATGAGAATAATAAAATATGTCCATTGTGTTTGTGCTAATTTCAATTCTGTCTTGAAGAAGTCAACGGCGTCTAAAAACAAACAAGGTATATAAATAAGCATTTTAAAAAATAGACTTGACCAGGATGGCGGTCCGGAAATATAACCCGGTGCTTCCGCACCAATGAATTTGACCACCATGGCAAAAATTCCAACAAGTATTGCAATGTTTATGGCAAATAATACCGTGTTTGCAATCATGGGAACATTATTATAGACGTGCAAAATTGCAAGAATGATTCCTAGAACAATTCCGATTAGTACTGTGTATTTTAAAAATGATATTATAAAAGGCACAAATGCTTCAAATCCCATTGCAAGCAATGATAAAAGTGCAAATCCGATGAATAAAAATATGTACAAAAATATCGATTTATTATCAGAGACGATTTGGTACGGTTGTTTTGTGTAAATGTATACAACTAGAGCCAAATACATGAGAAAAATAATTAGCATTGACTTGGAAACAAGTTGCACCAAAAATCCCTTTACGAAATAGCTGCATAAGAAGCTGGTTATTTTTGTGAGTGAGTTCCACGCATCTCTTGTGGATGACACCGACATGCCGCTAAAAAAGTTGTTGACGGATTCGTTGATATTCACACCTTTTACGACCACAATGTATAGCAAATGAAGCAGTACAATTCCGACAATTATGGACATGATAATTCCTGCAAGTTTGTTTACAAGAAGAAAAAGCAAACCAGATATGGATACCAATAAAAATATGATGACGTAAATAGTTGGCGTGTTTATGACAAAACGCAACATGGCTGCAAATGCAAATATTAAAAGGAGAAATACTGAAAACAACCATTCATTTCCAATGAATTTGTGAATTAAACCATATGATATTCCAGAAAATATTAAAATGCAAATTAAAAATATTATATATGTACTTTGTGTATTTTGTAAAATCTTTTGTTTTAGTTGTGAACTATTTGTACTTACATCGGTTCCTATTTTTGAGCCTAAATTTTTAATTGATTCCCCTACGTTTTTAGCTGTATCTTTGAAATTCTGATAACGGGACATTTATATAGTATAATATTAAATACAAAATATTAAAAAAAATGAATAGAATATGGATAGAAAAGTATATACTTTAATATAATTATATATAATTATAATTATTATATTAAATAACTAAAGAACATTATAAATTGTTCATTCCCTTGCCCTTGCCGTTGCCTTTTGCCTATGATAAATAATATGCCCTACCTATTAAAACTAAATATGCAATAAATAATAAACATAGTATTATATACAATGTCCAAATGCCGCCAATATTACTGTTGCTGTTGTAAGTATTAGATTCCAAGTATACTGTTGTAAAATAAATAGATATTATAAATGTTATTATGATTGATACGTGTAACAAAATGGTAGACAAGGGTTGACTTATAAGTTTTGCAACAAGTGATGTTTCTTTACTAAGTAATAAAATCAACATGAGTGCTCCAATTGCTGTAAACGTTGCATTCACAGGGTCGCCTTCTTCATCGCCGATTTTTGAGTCGTGGCGAAAAAATACAATCAAACATGAAATCCACAGCATTAAATAAAGAAATAGTGAAAATAGATTGATTGGCAAGGTTGGGTTGCTCAAGAAATTTTTTGGAAAAAACTGAAGAATTTTTGCACGTCCCACCAAATCTATTGTTGATAAATAACCAAAGGTTCCGGTTATTAAAATAAAACTTAGAAATGTCACATTGGCAGAAAATGTCCAACAACTAGATTTTGAAATATTTTTGTTGCAATCATCGAGTAAATTATAGAATATATAGTACAAATATGAGCCCAATGACAAAGCAAGTATGCTTGACAACATCCACCAACCTACAGATTTACCATAAGTGTAACAATATGTTACTATTCCGGCTAAAACAAAAATGAACCCGGTCATAACTCCTGCAAAATTTCTGGAAACTTGGCTTTGGGTTGGGTTTTCGCTTAAATCGTTTTGTGCCGTTATTAACCAGTAAATGACACCAATCCATGCTAGATATGTAAGTATTGGAAGAAAATAACTCTTTAATAATGTTGTCATACTGTAGTTTGTTATATTTAAATCAAACCCTTTATTGTACAAGTAGGTCAATACTGTTGCAAACAACCATGCACCACTAAACAGCCCGCCAATCCACTTATCTTCGAATAAATATAATAAAACATTTATAATAATACATGCTGTTACTATTAGAAAAAACTTCATTAAAGTTGACGTGCCTTCACCTTGAATTGTATTCATTTTGTATATCAAATATTTTAATTGTATAGAAATAATAATAAATACAGATATATTATATTATTATTATATTTTAATCAATCCAATCCATTTTTATTCCATTTAAAAATTTTCAAATGCTGTTTTTTTCCCGTGACAGTCTCGGCACAATGCCACTAAATTATCCACTTGGTTGGAACCGCCATTTTCAAGGCGAATCCTGTGGTCTACTTCAAACCAGCTAGGCAGTTGTCGTTTGCAGTCGCCGCATTTCCACGACTGTTGAGCAGCGACAAACTTTTTCTTTGATTCGCTTACACTTCGTTTTGTGGCTTTTGTTCCGGTTGTCGCCGAAGTTCCTCCCGAGGTCATCATTTTATTTATGTTGTATTGTTGTCGCTTAGATGTACTTGTATTAGACCAATCTTCCGCTTCATCTTCATTTCCATTGTTTCCGCCGTTATCACCGCTAAAAAATGCGCGTTTATTTGTCATGTCGAAAAAAGGGGTCAGCATATCCGCCGATTCTCTGCTGATTGGCATATATTTAATCAACTCGTTTGCATGATGCATAATCGTTTGAGAATTTGACGGATTCTTTTTTAAAAATAAATACATGGATAATCCGAAGAATCCAAATGTTGCCATTTTAATATACTTTCTCGCATTCGCCGTCTCCACCATTTTGAAATACTTTCCATCGTGATAAGTATTCAAAATTAATGCGGCGGTTATAATAAAAATAATAAACTCGAATTTAAATTTCATAATGTCACTGCTGCGTTTTTATTAAACTAATATAATAGTTTTTTATTTTAATTTCTGTTTTTTTATGAATTTATTTGTATTTAATTTTCATTATCTCTCTTCTCTCTAAAATAAAATCTGCAAACTATAAATAATCCAAAGTTACAAACTACTGACATATAGTAGCACCTGAATAGTCTATCCATTCTTCTAATGTAAAATTTATAAAATCATCAGGAAGTAAATAGTTTTTATATTCCATATCGAAACCGAGTGAAGTCATTTCATCGTAATGAAATGAGGCATATTTCATAATATTTAAAAATTCTTCAATAGAATGTATTTCTGACTCTTTTGCTCCTATTCCAGTATACAAGATATGTGGCATTTTACTTATAACTATAATTATTCAAATATATTTATATACTAATCGATATTTTAAATATTAAGTGTCACGCCACATGTATCGGATTCGGTTACTTTACCATTCTTTTTTCCATTTTAGTTTTTATAGTAATAATGTGCGACGCCAACAATAATAATTGTCAAAGATTAGAAGAAGAATATGTTATGGAACAAAAATATTCCTCTAGTATTTTTCGTGTATCTTTTATTTCTTTTTTATCTTCTGTATACGCACTGTATTGCGGGTGTTATGATTTAGCCGCTGTGCCCGGAGGTGTATTTTTGACTTCTGTCAACTACTGGCGCAAACCGGTCTGTGGATGGAGGCGCAATCTAGATATGAGTTGCGTCGCACTCGCGCTAACATATCAGAACTATCGCGCTTATCGCTTGTTATCATCATCATCCGTGATGAGTCATGATTCATCGTCACAACTGTCACAACTACCAGCATTACTGACATATTATACACTGATGGGTCTCGGTATAGGGTGTTACCACTTAAGCGTAAATTTATATGAAAAAAAGTACATTTGGAGTTCAACGTATGCTCATTGTATGGTGCATGTGCTGGCCAACACTGCGAATGTATTGTTATATAACCGCGTCGGGATGGTGAACAGTCAGCCGCCAATTGTGAGCGCTCCGGCGTTTTGCCCATCTAACGATGCGCCATTTTTCCGCTGACATGTATAGTATGGGATGAAGGGAATCTAGTTATTTACGTCTAGTCTTGTTTGTAATTTTCAGCGCAATCCACTTGTAAACACCATTTTTGTCTACAGCTGATTTAAAAAACTTTCCATTGTTACCTTTTTTTGTTTTATTTTTACATTCATTTGCAGGAAAAGGTGGAGATGACCTTGTCGCGTATTTTTTCTGGGTCTGTTTTACACACTTTGATGATTTGGCAGGCATTGCAAATATTATTTATATATATGTAAAAGAAAAAAAATAGGGGCGCAACACTTTGCACCCAAGTTCCCCTTAATGTCAGCGAAGCGAACCTATAAACGTATTTGACTAAATTCGGGGGATGACATACTTGGTGTTGTGGGCAGTAGCGGAATATATGCATGCGGCTCCACAATTTGAATGCAATTTGAGAATGGTTTTGTTTGGGTGGGTGGCACGTGCATACGACCGAATGCATCATTCGTGAATGAAATCAAATCATTTGCCAGATACTTGCCAAAGTCATCCGACAGATTTTTTTGCGGGTTTTTAAATGTGTCCATGTGGTCGGTGTATGTGTCGCGCGTCACAATGCTGCACGCGAGCGCGTGGTCTGCGCGAATCAAGTATGCCAGCAGAATGAAGAGGTCATCGTTCAACTTCAAACCCGTCGGAGTTGTAATGAAAGTGATGCCAGCTTGTTGAAGAATTTTGTTCACTTCAGGGGCATATGTCGGGTTCAGTTTGACATTGGTGTGCGATGCGTGAATGACAACAAGTGGCGAATGCTCGCGCGTTTTCAACAAGTCAATCATTTTGCGCAAGTCATTTGGATTGGGCTCACCATTTCGCGAGTGTAAAACGCTTCCGCCGTCAACTATGACATCGTAAGCGGCGAAAGTTGTTTGCAGTTTTTTCACAACCTCAAGAGGAAGGTGACTTTTCTTTTTTTTCTTTTCATCTTCGGCAATGGCTTTCGTCACGTTTCTCTCAATGACCTTCATGATTTTTTCAATGTAGTGGCCGCAATTTTGAAGCGAGTAAACACGCAGAGTCGAAGACTTGTCAAATTCGGATTTGGTGCCGCCTGCATCATGCAGAAATTTGCCGTCCAAGTGACGAAGCAAGTGTGTCAGGCCGTTTTCAATCATGAACCGAATATCTTTTGGTTCCAACACGGCAACATCAATGTGAGTTTCAAATAATTGCGCGCTGTAAGCTGGGTCGCTTTTGTAAACCATCAATTCGAAAAAGTCGCGCTTCATCGATAGGCGACCAAGTAATGATGCGATTAAAGCGTCGTCGTGCTCTTGAATTGCAAATCGCAACGTCATGGTGATGATGCCCTTTTCACGCGTGGTCGAAATCAAAGCGGAGTTGCCGTACACCATTCGGCGCATTTCATCGGTGCGTTTGTTGCCGAGTGCTTCATTCATTTCTCGTTGAAACAATCCAAGCTGTTTTTTTGTCATTATTTCTCCGGATTGTGCTGCTGCTGCTTCTCCTTTTGTCGTCGTCGCCTTGGTGGCGACACTCTCCATATTGAATCTTGTAAACTACAAGAAATAAATATATACATTTTTTTTTCAATTTATATTTTTTGAATACTTATTGTTTTCATCATATTATATATTATACAATAAAATAATAAGTATATATTTATTATTATATAAAGTTAAAAATATAGATAAATAAATAAAGGATTTCTCTCTATATACTATATACAAACGATGAAAAAAGAGGCTGAAAACCCAAAAAAAGAAGAAAATAAATATTTATATTATACTCAATATTATTTAATCGCGGGTGTTTATCATATGGTTAATGTTGTGAATACCATGTTGAGTTATTCTGCAAATTACTCATCTGGAGTAAAAGAATATTTAGAGGAAAAAGTTTTACTTAAAAAAACAATAATCGATGACATAATCGCAGATGAAAATAAAAAAAAGTATGAATTTGACGAGGATGACTATGTAATCATAAAAACGCGAAAGGCGGCGATTTCCTCGACTTCAGAGGTTCTTCCAGTTCTGGCAGTTCCAAAAACGTCTGAAGAGGAATCATCATCATCATCGTCATCATCATCGTCATCACGTGGTGATGAAAATATTAATGCAATTGTGAATGAAATTGTAAATGACATTATAAACAATGCGACTGTGGATGCGACTATTTAATAGCAAATATTTCATTATGATGACATTTAGTTATAAATTTGTAATTATTTTTAATAAGTATTTCTCTACATAATTCGTCTTTTTCAGGCTGAACACCCAATGTTTCAATTAAAATTATATCAATGGGAATAGAAAAATCCCAAGATTGTAACACTTCGTATTCGTGTCCTTCGACGTCTAATGACAATAAATCTATATGTGGTAAGTTTGTTTCTTTTACAATTGCAGTCAATGTTGTAGGTTTTATAAAAATTTTATTCTGCGGCAATGATTTATGCCAGTCATTATTGCTATCAAAATAAACGTCAAAATGATGTTGAGATAAAGTATTTTCTACGCCCGATACTGCAGCGTGACAATCTACAAAATATCTAAATTCTAACGGTTCTGTATGACAACTTACTAAATTATTAAATAAAAAATTATTAGGTCTATTCGATTGAAGTAATTTAAATTTATCTGGATGTGGTTCAATTAATATCCCTTTCCAACCCAATGAATCTTCAAAAAATTTTGTATTAGAATATAAAATACCATCTAGTGCTCCTAATTCAATATAAACACCATCTTTTTTGCCTTTGAATATATTTTCATTCAAAAATATATCTTCTTGACACTGTGAATAATACATTATATTATCAATATTGTATTATTTTTATTGTTTTTATTGTTTTTAAACGCAGATAAGCGTAAATAACATTATAAACAATGCGGTTGACCTCTATTTTACTAAGGAGGGGTTAAAGGGGAACGTAGTTCTAGTGAAATGAATGATTTAAATACGTGACTAATTTTGTAACATTGACTTTTTTGTCACCATTCACCATTATTTCTGTGGTAAATATGGATAAAAGTCGTGTAAGAAAATTGAAATACTTTACCGGGTTGATGTGTTGAACCATTGCGGGTTCTTTTACAATTAAAAAAAATACATTGTAGCAACACATGGTTCCCCATATGTCGCAATTGAATATATAAACTTGAGTAAAATATTTTGCGTATTGAAATTTGCCGGTTCCTAAATCCTTGTCAAAATCGGTAAAATGGAATAACACGTCCGCAATATACGCGGCTGCATATTTGTGGTATGTGTTTTCAATAATTTGGGCTTCATAAGCTTCTTCATCAACATTTGGGTTCGGGTCCATGAAACTTTTTTTAAACGTGTACGCGGTAATAAAAAATTGTTCAACATATGAGTAGTGTCCAATTTCTTTGAATTTTAAATATTGCGAAAGTGCAAACGAGGATAGTTCTTGTCGAAATGAAGGAGATGATGGATTGTTGTGCGTTTGTAAAAACACGCTATAACTCATGATGAAATCGGATGTAAAAATGATGCTGCTAAACGGATTTGATACGGAAATATACCTATTCATAATTATTTCTGGAATAGGGTCGTGAGATGTAGATATGCCGGATATTCCCCAATCGATGATGGTGGGTCTTGGGTTTGTTTTTGAGCCGCTAATGAGAATGTTGTCTTCTTTGATATCATTATGAATAACACCCATTTTATTCATTGGGACAATCGCATTTACAATCAGTTCCGACATTAACTTATTAAAAAGAATGATTCGCGCACTTGTGAGCCGCGTGTTTAACAGCCACTCGTTTACTGAGACACCGGCGTTTGGCATGTTTATTAATCGCAAATTGTTAACATTCGCATTTATATTTGATTCATTTATTTCATGATTTGTGAAACTAGAGCACATGTTGTCAAATCCTTTCAGGTCGCGCTTTGACATTTTTGCAGGCAAACAAAGTTTCGATTTTGTAAAAAGAAAATACTTGTGTGATTTTGGAATACTTTTTAGAGCATTATAAAACAAATGAATATTATCCATTTCCATTTTTGCGTGTTCTTTTAATAACAATTTTGATATACCTGCGGAATCCATTTTTCTATAATGTTTGTTCCGTCTTGTTTTATTTTTATTTTTCAATTTACATTTCAATTGTGGTTTAAATACGCAACTAAATCCTCCTGGATATATTGGAATTCCTCCGGTCATGTACATTTTTCTTTTTTTCGTTATTGACATTTAATTTTGTTTTTATACTTTTTAATAATTTAATATTTGGTTTGCCTATATTTATACAAATATTAAATTAATATAAAAAATTGAACTTCAATATAATATATATAAATTTATATTTTAATGTCTTTGTCTTCTATAACTACTTTTCTTATAACTGCGCCGCTTATGCTTGTGCTTCGATTTCGATTTTGATTTTGGATTGGATTTTCTACGGCGTGATAATTTTCGCCCGCCTCCCTCAGTTTCCGCCTGTCTATACCAGGGGCTAACCGAAGCTGAAGTGCCGGAGTGTCGCAAATACCCTTTCGCTGCTCTTGCGTCATCGACTAGTATTCTCCATGCTTTAAAATCAAATGTTTTTGAACCGGCACGACATAACATATCATGAAGTGCTTGCAGGTTGTCTTTATTTAATTTGCAAATTTCATTGCATAGAATTGATAAATTTTGTGCAGTAACTTTATCACTAGGTGTAATCTTGTCGACGAATCTCTCAAGAAAATCCCCGACATTGAACCGTTCTTCCCCTATTTTTTTTTCGATACACTGACATATAGCATGGTGCTGCATCCCTAGCACGTTAATTAACTCGCGTATGTTGCCATCGTAATATTTATTGAAAGCGGTATTGCCTATTTTCACTTCAGTATTTAACCATTCATCGAGTTCAGCTAAATGTCCTGAATTGTTTTTTATCCATTCTTCCGCCTTTAATGTTGATTTATCCATCTCGGCTTATTATACACTACAACTATATTATATTTAATTTTAATTTAATATTTGATTTGCCTATATTTATACAAATATTAAATTAATATAAAAAATTGAAATTATAGAATATTATATCAAACCAAACAAAATATGAATAACCAAATTGATGAATATACCAAGAATTACCTTTTGAAACATGGACAGTTGGAGGCTCAAATGGTCGACCAACCTACCTATCGGGACAAAGTATGTTCTTGGATTATAAAATATCTGAGCCGTTGTAAAAATTAATTTGACTTACTCATATTATATTTAATAAATCCTAAAAATAACATTACAATAATGACAAACACAACTTTTTGCCAATGTTTATATTTTTCTCTCGCCACAACGTGTTTGGGTTTATAGTTGTTGTAATAAATTTCCAAAGCATCGTGCAGTGATATTTCTTCTTTATTTAGAGAAACATTGATTCGATTGTGTATAAAGTGAACCCACTTGATAAACGAGTCTCTGCTGTCGAGATATGGAGTAACTGGAAATGCGTCTAATAACTTACTAAAATTATTGCCAATTGTGCTGGACGGCATAAATAATGGTAAATTTTGAATAAATTCATAGTATTTTTTTTTTGTAACATCGTTTGGATGTTTAGGATAAGATGTTGCCATTGTCAGTAAAACAAACCAATAGTGCGGTCCCCATACGTTAGAATCTAAACTGTTTTTTGTGGTTGTTGTCATAATTTTTGTATTGTTTGTATGTTTGTATTCAAACAATATAAAAAGATTTTGTCTTTTACATATAACTAATAACCAAGAACCAAGAACAGTTAAAAAAAATAAATTCAGATGAATATGCAAAAATTTATGAATGATGGCAACAACAACAGCAACAACAACAGCAACAACTGTTATTGTAACAATTGTGGGAAAAATGGGCACATGTATTCAAATTGCAGTGTTCCCATTACAAGCATAGGTGTTATCGCATTTCGAAAGTCTAGTGAATACGAAAAATGCGAAGAGGAAGAAAATAAAAAAGGTGAGTGCGAATGCGAATGCGATTTCAAAAATAGATATGAATATTTAATGATTCAAAGAACCGATAGTTTTGGTTATGTTGAATTTATTCGTGGTAAATATTCGGTGCACAATTATCAATACATTAAAAATATAGTTGATGAAATGACAATGTACGAAAAACATAATATATTAACAAAACCATTTGATGAATTATGGTCATCATTGTGGGGCGAGTATTCCGGAATACAATATAGGGGGGAAGAACAGGTTTCTAAAAATAAATTTTTGCATATGAAAAGTGGAGTCGAAATGTCATCAGGTGTAAGGTACAACTTGGAAACTTTAATTTCGTCATCCACAACAAGTTGGGAAACAGCGGAGTGGGGGTTTCCCAAAGGGCGCAGAAACCATCAAGAAAAAGATTTAGATTGCGGATTTAGAGAATTCGAAGAAGAAACAGGATATGATAAACTAAGCTTGAAACAAATACACAATGTTATTCCATTTGAAGAAATATTCATTGGTTCCAACATAAAATCTTATAAAAATAAATATTATTTATCATACATGAGCAGAGACACAATTCAAAAAAATGAATATCAAAAGTCAGAAGTAAAAAACATGAAATGGTTATCATATAAAGAGTGCATGGACATTATTCGACCATATAATATCGAAAAAAAAAATATAATCACGAGTGTTAATAATACTCTTAATAATTTCATGCTTTGTGATGTGGTGTTATGAGTTTTATATATTTGTTTCATATTATTTAAATAACGGAGGTTAATTTATTTTATTATTTTTAATTTTGAATAGGTATAATCAATCTATAATATATTATTTGTTTATATTATATATTATAAAAAATCTTATAACAAACATTCATGGAACCAGAAGAGGAACAACAACCAAAAGAAGACATGCAGAAAAATGATGGGGTATTTTGCAAATACAATGAAGCAACTGAAAGATGCATTTTTAATCCGGATTCAACTGCAACTGCCAATGATGACGAATGTTATAAAACGGACAAAAATAGGTGCGCATCTAAAAAAAAGAAACTGAGGAAAATCAAAATAAAACAGAAAAAGGCAGAAGAAACAGAAGATGCAAAAGAAACAAAAGAATCGGAAGAAGCGGAAGATGCAAAAGAAACGGAAGATGAAAAAGAAGTGTTTTGCAAATACAATGAAGCAACTGAAAGATGCATTTTTAATCCGAATTCAACTGCAACTGCCAATGAAGATGGATGTTATAAAACGGACAAAAATAGGTGCGCATCTGAAAAAAAGAAACTGAGGAAAATAAAAATAAAACCGAAAAAGGCAAAAGAAACGGAACAAGAAAGAGACACAACAGAAGCGAAAGAAGCGACAGAAGCAGAAGTTGTTATTGTAGAGAAAGAAATGGAAGCAAATCAAAAGGAAAAAGAAAAGGAAGGAAATCAAGAACAAGTAAAAAAAAAAATAAAGATGATGCCGCCGCCGCATGCGAATCCAAGTTCAAGTAAAAATAATAATTTTCTTTATCCAGATTTAAATGATGCAAATTTTAATATAAAGTTGGCAGAAAAAAAAGAATTTTATGATACAAGAAACACGGAAAAGGTGTACAGAAATAAAGAATTAATAGAGCATGCTGATAAAATGTGCAACGCAACATACGAGTTGCAACAACATCAATATTTTGTAAAAAATTTCATGTCATTTCAAACACCATATAACAGTTTACTTTTGTATCATGGTCTCGGTTCTGGAAAAACATGTTCTGCAATTGGAATATCTGAAAATATGAGAGATTATTTGAATCAAATGGGAATAAAACAAGAAATAATCGTTATTTCAAATATAAATGTAAAAAATAATTTCAAGAAGGAATTGTTTGACATTAGTAAATTGCATCGCAATGAGTCGGGAAAATGGACTATAAGCGGCTGCACAGGTAATAAGTATTTAAAAGAAATAAATTTACATTTGTTTGATAATGATGATGAAATTGGAAATGCGCAAGAAGAAGAAAATATTAAATTAAAAATAAAAAAACAAATCGATAAAATAATAAAAAAATCATATTTATTTTTTGGATATCAAAAAATTTCATCCATTATAAAAATGTTGACTAGCGGAGAAGGTCTACAAAAATCCAAAGCCACTATTAAAGTCAAAGCTAAAGGCGAACTAGACGAACTAGAACAGGAAGAAGAAGAAGAGGAGGAAGAAGAGGAAGGCGAACTAGGCGAAGGCGAACTAGGCGAGGAGGAAGAAGAGGAAGAAGAAGAAGAAGAAGAAGAGGAAGAAGAAGAGGAAGAAGAAGAAGAAGAGGAGGAAGAAGAAGAAGAGGAGGATGAAGAGGAAGACGAACTAGACGAAGAAGGTGAAATCAAAATAAAAATAAGTCGTGAAGGAATAAAAAGGCTGAGAAACTATTTCAATAACAGGTTGATTATTATTGACGAAGTTCATAATTTGAAATCTAATAACAAGGATGCGGCTTATTTATTGAATCTTGTAAAATATGCAGAAAATGTACGGTTGTTATTTTTATCAGCGACACCAATGTTCAACGACCCAAAAGAAATTGTTTGGCTTTTAAATCTTATGCGAATCAATGACAGACGCCCTCGAATTTATTCAAGAGACTTATTCGATTCAGATAATAATCTTTTAGTTGTAGAAGGGAAGCCGGTTGGGAGTGAATTATTAAAAGAAGCGTCAATTGGATATATTTCATATGTGAGGGGTGAAAATCCATATACATTTCCATATCGAATTTTTCCGTCACAATTTTCTAAAGACAACGCATTAAAACAGCAAGAAGTTTATGACGGCACAACTAAAACAAGAGGAAGCATTGCTTATCCCAGGGCTACATTCAACGGGAAAACAACAGTTCCTGGATTAGAACATGTGGATGTTTATGTAACCAAGATTGGAAAACACCAAAATGACGTGTACGAGAGAAAACAGGGGAAAATGGAAGAACACGACCACGAACGAAGGGGTGCAACGGATATTGGTGCGGCGGTTGGTGATGTAGAAGAAGATTATCAAGAAGACATTGATGAAAACAGCGCTCTTTCTGGATATACTATAAATGATTTGATTTCGTTTCGGCAAATCTTGAATATGACATATCCATACAAGAATGAAGAAGAAGAGGATTTAGAGTACACATACGGAGAGAGAGGATTGTTAAATGTTATGAAAAAAGAAAAAGGTCAGTATGCGTACAAGAATACAAAAACTCGAATATTTTCACCGGAACACATCGGAGAGTACAGCTCAAAAATCAAATCCATATGCGACAGCATTGTTTTAAATTATAATAAAAAATCGCCATCTAAAAGTTCATTTTGTGAAGGGATTGTGCTAATATATACTTATTTTATTGAGAGCGGGGTAATTCCAATGGCACTTGCATTAGAGGAGATGGGATTTACAAGGTATAAAAATAAAAATGAAAATTCAACATCAAAATCACTATTTTCAAGCGCAAGCGCGTCTTCTATAAAATCAAATGGGCTAAAGTATGCGCTAATTACGGGAAAACAATCCATTTCTCCGAACAATGACATTGAAATAAATGCACTTCGTTCCGATAAAAATATGGACGGGTCAAGGTGTAAAGTTGTCATCATTTCAAAATCAGGTTCAGAAGGCGTTGATTTGAAAAATATTCGCCAAATACACGTGATGGACCCGTGGTATAATATGAGCGCAATTGAACAAATTATTGGTCGAGGAGTTAGAACGTGCAGCCATAAAAAATTACCCTTCAACCAAAGAAATGTTCAAATATTTCTTCATGCAAGTCTTTTAGAAGGCGGGAAAGAATCTGCCGATTTAGCAATGTACCGCTTTTCTGAAACAAAAGCAGTTAAAATGGGAGTGGTTAGCAGGGTGCTAAAAGAATCTTCAGTTGACTGCATTTTGAATATTAAACAGGGCGATTTTACAGAGAAAAATATAAATACTGAAATAGAGTTAACTTTATCTACAGGTGGTAGTATTGATTATAGAATAGGCGATAAACCATTTACATCCACGTGCGACTATATGAAAAGTTGCCAATACACGTGCACTCCTGGTGCAAAAATAAAAGAACAAGATGTGAAAATGGGAACATTTAATGAAACATTTATTTTAATGAATGTTGAAAATATAATCAAAATAATAAAATTGGCATTTAAAGAAAAACATTTTTATAATAAAATAAATTTGATTCATTTTATAAATCGTATAAAAACATATTCGCAACTTCAAATCAATTTTGCTCTCACGCAAATGATAAATAATAAAAATGAATATATTTCTGATTGCTACGGAAAATATGGAAACTTGATAAATATTGGAGACTATTATCTCTTTCAACCGGTTGAATTAAACGACCAGGCAATTAGCGTTTTTGAAAGAAGCACGCCAATTCCTTTCAAGCGCGATAAAATAAGTGTGAATGTAAATGTTAAAAAATCAAGTGTAGTGGGTAATGTGGGTAATGTGGGTAATGTGGGTAATGTGGGTAATGTAGCAAAAAAAGTGGATGCACCAAACGAGGAAGAAGTGGAGAGAGAAAGAAGAGAAACCAAGGGGTATGAAGGTGTAAAAAATATTATTTCGAATATAGCATACACATATAATTTAGCCATAAATACGTTAATGAGTAAAAAAACAAAAAATGACATTGCAGACGCACAAGACCCTGCGTTGAAATTAATTTCGGGAGCAATACCCATGATTTCGAGAGATAGAATTTGGTATATTTATTGCAATGAAATGATTCATACACTTGAAAGAGTAATCGATTTGGATGAAATTCATTGGTACATTTTTATTCATATTATGGACCGTTTGACGTTTGATGAAATTGATTCTCTAATTTTAGATTTAAATAATATAGAACAAATTTCTAAAAGAATAAAAGATGAAGCCGTTTTAAAAAATAAAGTATTGTACGAGGAGGCAAAGTATGCAGCAGAAACTTTTGCCCCCTCATGCGCTAAAAACATATTAAAGTATTTCAATCGGTTTGTCACACGAGAAGAAGGCGACAAAGAATCAACCGGTACGTATTTATTTATTCCTTCAAAAAATGCATCATCGTCTACGTCAAAAAATGTGTCGGTTGTGTCAGTTTATTATAAACAAAATCAAGCGGACGAATGGAGCGCGTTCAACCAAAGTGAATTGACAAGTGACGAACGAAATGGTTTGACGAGCAAATTCAAAATTGATAAAAATGATTTTGCACAATTTTTGGGATTTACGCAATCTATAAAAGATGGTGTTGCGTTTAAAGTAAAAGAAAATCAAAATCGTGGAAGCGTATGCAGCACGTCTCCAACAAAAAAACGCACACTCCAAGACATAATACAACAATATAAATTTCAACATTCTATTGAAATACCGCAAAATCTTACTCAAATAACATATTGCATACTGCAAGAAATTATCCTGAGTTATTATAATCACATCAAATTAAGTAATAAAATATGGAGTCTTAATATGGTTGAAGCTATATATTCAATAAATTAAAAATTGAAAAAAAAATATAGAGAATATAAAGAATATATAATAGAGTATATTATATATACAATGTCATCGTCGTCGTCGTCATCAATGCAAAAAAAATCTTCACCGGTGGAAGATGAGTTATATTCAAATGCAGTTTTGACAACCAAGGTTGTTATTCCATTTATTCTAGTTGGTTCAAATGTTGAAACGACTATCAAAAATACAATTTCTGCAAAAATGGAAGGAAAATGCATTGTAGAAGGATATGTAAAGCCGGACTCCATCCGCATTATAAAATTTTCAAGCGGAACGCTGACAAGTAAATATGTTGAATTCGAGGTTGTTTTCGAATGCAGCATTAGTTGTCCGGTTGAAGGTATGCAAATCAACTGTTACGCTAAAAATATAACACAGGCAGGCATACGGGCATTTACAAGTTTAGATGAAAAAAAATCACCTGTGATTATTTATGTATCACGTGACCACCATTCTTCCAATTCATATTTCAATTCCGTAAATGAAAAAGATTTTATTCGCGTCCGCGTAATAGGTCAGCGGTTTGAATTGAACGACAAACAAGTGTCGATTATTGGCGAACTCATGCCCAAGAGCGCAAATGCAGGCGCTGAACCTCCTGTTGTAAAGAAAAAAATTATAATCACTAGAAGGGGGGGGGCTGCTGCCCCCCTTTAACCCCTCCACCGCCCCCGTTTGACATGTGACCCGCAGGGCAAGGGGTCAGAGGGGACAGCATGTCCCCTTTAAGCATGTCCCCTTTAAGCATGTCCCCTTACCTTAAGTAAGCGATGATTGAAGAAGGTTGGTAAAATTGTCATTCGACGGCTTTGCCTCAAAATCGACAATGTCGCCAGGCCCTCGTTCCAATTTGAATGTTGGATATCCTTTTACATCAAAATTATCTGCAATATTTTTTTCTGCATCGCAATCAACGCTTTTATAAAGTACGGTATAATTTCCAACCTTTAAATTTTGGTTATTATTTACAAATTCTTCCCAAATAGGTTTAGCTGTTTTACAGTGCGGACACCAGCTCGTTCCAAACATGTAAAGTGTTGCAGTTTTTTCACTCTCTGATGATGGAGGGGCACTATCTCCCATTCCAGACGCATATCCTTCCAACGATGACCCCAAGTATGAACTGACATATGTATTGTACACATACGCGCCAATCCAAATAAACAAACACGCGACCAACAACATTACTAAAATGTGTCGTTTAGAGTATATTGTTTCCAATGTTGTCTTTACAGATTTTGCAGAAATCGACATTTGATAGTATTAATATAATAATATATAATATTTTACAATATAAAAATATTATATATTATTTTTACGTACGAATATTATAATATTATTTACCTGTGTCTTATTTATTTTTTAATAAAAAAATTTAATATTGTTTAAATATAACAATACAACACAATAATAATGACCCATGTGTCTAATAATAAAAAAAATAAAACAAAAAATGGTAATCGTGAAAATATAAAAATTAAAAACAAAAATAAAACGAAAAAAAGGTCATCATCGTCGGCATACGTATTTACTAAAAATGATTATAATAGCGGAGACGGAATGATGACATCAGTATGGGGTCCTCCAATGTGGCATTTTTTACACACAATGAGTTTTAATTATCCCATAAATCCTACTGCGGAAGATAAAAAACATTACTCTGATTTCGTTTATAGTCTAAGGTACGTACTACCGTGCAAATACTGCCGAATTAATTTGACTAGTAATTTGAAAGCAAACCCGATTCGCGAGTGCCATTTAAAATCAAGAGAAACATTTTCTAAATACATTTATCGTCTTCATGAAATTGTGAATAAACGACTGGATAAAAAATCAGGATTGTCTTATTGCGATGTGCGCGAGAGATATGAGCATTTTAGGTCAAGATGCACAAAAAACGACCCACCTCCAAAAATATTTAATTTTGCAAAAAAGAAAGAAAAAGGATGCACCGAGCCGCTTTACGGCCATAAAGCAAAATGCATTTTATCGATTGTTCCGCAAACAAAAGATGTCCCGTCATTTCACGTCGACGATAAATGCATTAAACATAGGGCGTTTTAAATGAGAGAAAATGTGAAACTCACAAAAGAATAAATTAATTATATTTTTATTATAATGTAATTAATAATAAATTATATTATAATATTATACTAACCATATTAAACAAAATAAACAGGTCTTCAGTATGACAAGTCAAACAGACAATATTTTATTTTTAATTTTAGCATTATTGTTCGCGCTCATCGGTTCGTTCTTTTTTACACCGGTTCGAGAGAATTTTGTGTCACATCTTCTTCAACCTGGCGCATTTCCAGTCGGCGTAACGAAACCACTGTTGCAAGGAGACTACCCTCTTCAAAAAGAACCAGGATTATCGGATTTAGACAGTAGGTCAATGTCGGCGTTTTATCCCGTTTTTCCAAGTAGTTATCTTCAAAGAACGAACAATGTTCGATATTGGGCAACACCGAACAACGGAACCTGCAGTCCCGCAAACATGTGCGGAACATTATACGAAGATAAAAAAATAAATGTTCCTCAGTTTCCTCCTAGCATTCCTTTTTCATCAAAAAATACACGCGTTAATGTTTATGCGTATGATGCCGACGCCCCATCGGATATTTACGGAAACAATTGTTAAACGAGGGGGACCAAAGTTCCCCTCTGACCCTCCTTTACATAAGATTATCCCTTAGATTTTTAAATCGAGGTGACACACATTTTGTGTTGATGGAAATAAGGAGGAAATCCCTCCACCTCCGTATTCCTTCTTTGCACTCGCATTCGCATTTCTTTTAGGAGCTCTGTGCTCAAATCCGGTTTGTTTTTCGGTTTCAATTGTTTTCCATAATTCTTCTATTTTTACAACTGCATTTTTGAACCATTCCTTATTTCGCAAAACAAGCACACAACTGTATACTTCAAGTCGCCAGTAAATGTTTTTTATCCACGTTAGATTGTCATACGTGTTTACTGTTTCTTCAAACCACGCATCAAACTCAGCCTTGGTTGTAATGTTCAATGGAGCATACTGGTAAAACGGTTTCTCATCTTTCGCAAAATACACAATAACCCCCCGTCTTTTTCCATTCAAATTATAATTCCATTTTGAAGAATCGTTTGTTTCATCTGAGTCCGCATTGAATGCATCTTCATCTTCATATTCAGTAAATTTAGTTTCTTCAAAGTCGCATTCCGGTAAATTGCAAACCTCCATCTGTATTTGCATTTGTATCCAATAATCTTCCTTTGGAATTCCATTAATCTCTCTAGACACAACATTCTTTATTTCAACCATGCGAGCGTAAAGCGGTGACAATGGACACACATTTATTCCATCCGGTGAAGCTCCAATGAAATAATACTTTGGATTCGGGTGCCGAATGCACCCAAATTCTTGAACTTTTGTGCCGTTTATTTCTTCATACAGTTGTTTTGAAAGCACTTCGTATTTTTGACCCCAGTGCAAAGATGATTCTGTATTCACGCGGCTGTATTTTGTCGGGTCAAACGGCATGCATTTTTCGTATATGAGTTGATTTTGAACCGACTGCGAACCAAACGCTTTCCAAACCGAACTCGCTGTAATGAGCCCGTGGCGGTGTGAATACCACTCTTCTGTTTTTTGCTCTGGCTGATAAAGCGACTCTAAGAATTCTATTTTTTTTTTCATTTTTTCCAAGTTGGGAGACTTTCTTATAAATGAATACTTGTATGACCGGTGTGGACGAATAAATTTGAAATAGTCGTGCATTGCCACATTTATCAACTCGTCAATTTGACACGACATGACTGTTTCATTTTCGTCTTCATCGCAGTCATCGTTTTCGCCGGTGTAGTCGTCATTGTCATAACTTCTGAAATTGATGGAAAAATGCAAGATTGATTGCACGTGGTCATACACAATAGTTTCAAAATCAGGATTGCTGAATAAAAGAGGATTCGACTTAATAAATTCGTCAATTAAATTTAATGCCTCTTCATGTAGCATTCCCATGTCATCATCTGATAGTGTTGGTTCTTCTATTTCCATATCGGATGCATCATCATCACTGTCGTTGTCTTCCTCGACTTCATCGACTTTCTCGTCTTCCTCGTTAGGTACATCAACATCATCTCCATCTGAATACGCGATTGATGCGATATTCGTGATATTCATCATTTTATCAATATCTAACAATGTGAGAGTGGTTTGGGTTGATTTCGATTTTTTTAGGTGTTGTTGTATTTTCATTGTATATTTAATGGCTCTGAAGGTGGGGGTGGGGGTGGTTAAACTGATATAACAAATTCTTTTTAGATGTTTATTATAATCAATTTTTACTTATTATACTCTATTTAAATAAAAATTGATTATAAAAAATAAATATAAATAACTTATAACACTATACATTATATATACCTGTAAAAAATGGGTGCTTCCGCTTCATTCTCTAGAAATGCGTCGTCATCGTCGGGATGCTTGATAGTTTCGATTGATGGAAATATTGGCTCGGGAAAAACAACAGGCAAGGCAAAATTGAGAGAATATATAATGTCATTGAAAAGAAAGAATGAAGATAATTCTATACTATTTGTAGACGAACCAACAAGTGACTGGGAACAAATCAAGGATGAGAGCGGCGTTCCTATTTTGACAAATTTATATACTGATGTTAAACGGTTCGCATTCAGGTTTCAAATGATGGCATACATTACCCGGCTGCGAAAATTAAGGCAAGCATTAAAAACACCGAATGTCCGTCTAATTATTACTGAGCGCTGTCTTTTAACAGACGCACACGTCTTTGCCAAAATGCTTTATGATTCCAAACAAATCGAAGAGGACGAATACGACATTTACACGAGATGGTTTGATGAGTTTGCAAAAGAGGTTGAGCCATCGTGCATTATATATTTCAAAGCGAGCACAGAAGTCTGCATGAATAGAATTCAGAAGAGAAATAGACCCGGCGAAAATAAGATTGGTTTTGATTACTTGGAATCGTGCAATAACTACCACGATGAATGGTTGAACTCGGTTCCTTCAAAAATAACAATTCCGACGCTGATTTTGAATGCAGATGTGGAAGAAAGCGCATATGAATACAGTGCTGATATTTATCATTTCATCAACAGTTTGCGCGCTTCAAGAACGGTCGGAGTGATGCACCGTTTGAAAACTTATATTGATGGCAACCAGTTCAAAATGTATTCTCCGGAAGAGAAGGAAAATGCGGATAATTATTATTGCTGGTACCAAGCGCCGCCGTCACCGCCGTTGTCAACACATAAAGAATGTCGCAAACACCGAGACCGAATGAGCTTGCTAAAATTTGGACCCACGTCTTATTTACATTTTGATGAATAAAATGTCAAGAATTTTTCGAGGTTTATACTTTAATATGTCTAATTCTCTCGAAGATGTTGGAAATAATTCACGACCATACACATCCTGAAGGAGCAGCCATTCAAACATTCCTCCGTTGTAAATGTAAACATGTTTTACTCCCAGTTTAACGAGTTGTTCATATTTCGAATACACTTTTTCATCATTGGAATTTAATCCATAAATTATTATTTTCGTTTTTTTTGAATTTGTTATAATGTCATTTATAACTTCTTCTTCGTCACTAATTGGAATGGTGTTTGGAATTAAACATGTTTGGTAAACAGGGTCCAGCGTATTTATTATCGCATACTTATTATTATTATTACCGCCATCGTTATTGTTGTTATTATTATAAGAATGTTTACATGCCATTTGCACATCTTCATAATTTATTCTGAATTTTGAGTTATTTGCTCCCATGAATTTTGTAAATTATATGAATATATAAATGAATAATTATAATCTAATAATAATATTCATTAAACGCAATAAATTATTATCATTAAATAGTTTTAAAATAGATTTTTATTTTTTTATAATAAAACTGAACTAGATTTTTATTTTTTTAAAACAACTTCGAGTTGTGAGATTGTGTAAGGACTTTGTATAAGATATATTTCATCATCATCCGGGTGAACTTTATACATTGAACAATACGCGTATTTTAATTTCATTTGTTTTGTGGTTTCAGTATCTTTTTTTCGTTTCGATTCTTCTCTTCGTGCCCCCTCTTCTTCTTCTTCTTCTTCTTCTTCTTCTTGGTAATCGGGGTTGAATTGGAGAGATGTTTGATATGTTTCAAGAATATTATGAATAATCTCGAGTTTTTTCAAAGGGGCTGGCGTTTGGTTCATAATTTCTTGCTGCTTTTCAATGTTCATTAAAACTGTTTGAATGTCATCACGAATGCGATGCAACTGAACACGTTGCTCTTGATTATTTACAACATTTTCATAATCAGAAACATATTTTTTATATACTTCAAGTTGTCTATTAAATTCAGGAATTTTCACGGTAATTTCGGCAAGAGCATCATCTTCGGATTTATAATTAAATAGTAAATCCAATTTCAAATTTATAATGCGTTCCTTCATTTCTTCTACTTTTTTGAACTGCGACTCTAATAAATTTTGAAGATTATGCGTGTTTCCCATCTTGAATCCGCGACTTTTTTTTATCTTTTGCATTTTTGATAAAATCGCATTCATCGCATCCGACCCCAATACATCTTCCTTGATTGCAAGTCGTTTTTTTTCATTTGTTGATTCTATAAATTTCGTTTTTTTATACAACTTGTTGATTATCTTTTTTCTTTCTTCAAAATAATCTTGTTTGAGCCTAAAATAGTTTATAACTTTTTCATCATTTGATTCTTCTGGTTGGCTGCTCATATTATTCTAGTTTATATAAAATTATATAATATAATATAATTTTATACAATATTATATTATACAAGTTGATACAAGTTGAACTAAATTAAAGCGGATTATAAGGGACGGCACGCACGCCCCTTACCATGAAGGCAAGTCTGTTATTAAATTCGCATGCGTTACACCGCCTTTACTACGGTCCATTTTTATTGTTGCAGACACATTGTTCAGTTTTGTTAAAATGTATTGTTTTTCTTGTTGTTTTTTTCTTTCCTTTTCTTCAGGAGTAAGCTTTCCTTTGTACTTGAAATATAAAATCCCTCCTAAAAGTATGGAAAATAATGCAAACATTGTTATATTGAAGACGGTATTATAATGATGTGATTTTATTTGATGACAACCTTTCAAGATACCGCTAATAAATGATTTCACACCAGGTTCGGTTAAAAATGGTTTATCATCTTGACCTGGACTACTACCCATTCTAAAATAATTCATACTAACTTGACTATTTCACTTGTATATGTGTGTGTGTTGTGTGTGTGTTTGTGGATGTTATATTCTATAAAAGATGAGAGATAATTTCATATTAATTTTATACACATTAAACACATTAAACACATTAAACACATTAAACACATTAATTAATATAATTTTTAATATATTGATAATACAAAAACATTAAAATAAAATATTATTACTAAATAAATAGAGAAAAATGTCTTCGACCGAAACCGCAGCAACCACAACCGCAGCAACCACAACCGCAGCAACCGCAGCAACCGCAGCAACCGCATCTTCTTCGACCGCTCAAGTAGTTGACCCTGCCACGTCCATTTTTGTCTACATTGGACTTACCGTTCTATATTTTGCGATGAAGTATATGATGCCAGAAAAAGCAACCGCTTTATTTGTTATTTATTTTATTTTAATACTTGTCAGTCAATTTATTTTGAATATATATTTAGCCAAACAGTTGTGTAACAGTCCCTCAAATGTTGGAACTGCAGCCGTTGCGACAATTATTCCATGGATTCTTATTTTCGGCTTACTCAATTTATTACTGACAATGTTTCCTGGTTGGCTTGCCGCATTTTCAAATACTATTGGCTATGCTGTAGCGAGCGTAATAGGTGTATCATCGCTTTTTACAGAAAAATTGCTAAATGTCGGAACTCCGCCAAATAAAGATGCATTAAAAGTCATTCAAAATATACTCAGCGACCCTTCCACAATTATCAACACGCTTAATGATGAAAATATTGTGAATTTTTGGAATAAAAGTGTCGAGGTCCAGTTATTCAAAAATGGACTTCAAAGAGTTCAAAATGTAGATGCAAGCAACAGTCCATTATTTTCTGAACTTAAAAAGTACATTATGCTGAAAAACCTTGTTTCTTATTTTATTTGGTATTTGTTAACCGGAATTCTTATCACATCAATTAGTTACAACTACATGCTGACAGTTCCGTGTGTGCAAACACCCAAACAAGCGCGTGCAGCCGCTGCTCAATTTTTGGCAGATAAAAAGGATGCACAGACATCTGCAGATGCCGCTAAATCAAGCGCCCCCGTTTACAAAACCGATGGGAAATAACAGGGGTTCGTTCCCCGCTGACCCTCCAATCCCCCCCCCCCCACCATGAATAAAATAGTTTATATTTTTATTTTTACAAGTTGTAAGAGAGAAGAGAGATTAATAATTAAATAAACAAATATTGTTATTTCCTTTTTACCATTCTTTTCTTTGATTTTCTTTTCATCATTCTTTTCTTTGATTTTCTTTTCATGATTCTTTTCTTTGATTTTCTTTTAGTTTTTTTACCACCCATCACCACACATGAATCTTTTTTACATTTTTCTTCATATTGGTCAAATGTAAATAATTTTCTAGACACTACAACTTGGGGAACTTCCAATATTACATCATCTCTAATGTTAACTTTATCATCGGGATAACTTAGTTTGAATGAATCGAAAGCTGTTATTCTGCCAAATAAACTAATATCATCCCTTTTTTGTGGTTCCGCCATTTCTGTCGTTTTTGTTTCTATCATTTTCAATAAAAATAAAAACATTACAAAATTGTATCTGTCATCAGTTGCTTCAACTCTATTTGTAAGACTTGTGTAAACTTTAGCCTGTTCTTCTGAGTTATAAAATGTTGAAATGTCTGTAGAAGGTCTTGAAAAATGTATATAATATTTAATTCCGTTTATTGTGATTTTACACACAATTCCCGTTTTATTTTTATCAATAATTAACAAACACTCTAGAAAATTTTTATCATCTAATAAATATTTTTTTACCGACTTATTTAGTTTATATTTCATTAAAACTTCTGGAGTTATTAACTCAATTGATTTATCGTTCATTTTAATGGTATAGTTAATTATATATATATGGTACATATTTATATAATTGATAATTAATTGATAATGCTAATTTTATTATTGTATTTTTATTAACGACGAAAAAATTTCTTTGATTTTCTTTTCATCATTCTTTTCTTTGATTTTCTTTTCATCATTCTTTTCTTTGATTTTCTTTTAGTTTTACCACCCATCACCACACATGAATCTTTTTTCACATTTGGCTTTTCTATTACTACATCAACATCTAGATAACTTGCACCACGAATCGTAGATAATACACTATGAACATCATCTTTTATTACCTTGACATGATATTCATGTTTATCATCTAAATCAACAATTAATGGTGTTAAATATAAGATAAAAAGTCCAACAATTAATGAAAATCTTATAGGATTTGTTTTGGAATCAATTACGGTGTTACTTTCTAAGTTTGAAACAACTATATCAAAGTTATCTTCACCTCTAAAAATAAATTTCAACTCATACTTTGAATGGTCAATTTTTATTGGAAATGTAAAAGTTTTACACTCATGATTATCTATGTATTTATATGAGATTAAAAGAGAACAAATATTTGATTTGAATCGTTCCACCGCTTCTGCTGCTGCTGCTGCTGCTGCTGCTTCTGCTAATGAAGCCGTCTCTTCTTGCGTTAGCATTTCCATTTCGATTTATTGTTAATAAATATAAATATACAAATATAATATACAAATATAATATACAAATATAATATACAAATATAATTATTTATTAAACTGGTTCTATTTTATAAATTATAAATGTCACAATAATCAAATACTAAACCATTTTGGCGAAACAATTATATTCGCATTTGTTTCTGTATAAATCAAATATGAATCGTAAACCGACATGAAATACTTTTCAAACCATCGTTTGCTAATGATATTGTATTCCTTATCAAACGCGTATTTGCAATAACACTGATAAATTGCGTACAATGACTGACTTGACTGACTTGTCGCATTTGCATTAGCGCTCTCCAATTTCGACTCTTTATATTTTTGTATAAATTCCTCAATTTCCCCTCTTTTATTCCATATACTCGACCTGCATCCCACGTGAATCAAATACTTGTCATCTTCTATAATAATATCCGGGTAAAAATGTTTTATAAGCCCGAGTAACATTTTATCCGACACGTTATTATGCAACAGCGTCGTCGCTGACCGCTTAATTGATTTGTTGAACAATGACAACAACTCTTCCAATTCTAATTCATATTCTTCTTCCTCTTCTTCCCCCACTTCTGCATTATTAAAATCTACAATACAAGTATTCCAAAATGACATGAAACTGCATACAAATGGTAAATGTTTGCTCGTTCTATTTTTTATAACCGTATTTTCAACATCATGCGGCAACTGCAGCGCATCAATGTCCAAGTTCAACTCTTCACAATGTGTTGATAACAGTTGCTGGAGAGAATGAGTAAAATAGATATTCGGAATATTTTCTTCTTCTATAAATATCTTCCACAAGTATGACATATTTTTACACGTAATATTGTAACCAGGACACTCTTCTGTGGTCGCATGAATAAATCGCGCCACAATTTCAAGGTTGGTATTATTTTTCAAGTATAGGGCGTGATTTATTACCGAATAGTCGTTGCAATATTTATCCAAAAACAAATCGGCAGATACATACCGCGTTGAATAATGAGATGCGACGCAGAATAAATCAATAATGTGAGGAATAATGTGCGATTTGAAATAATCGTTGTAAGCATTTGATAGCTCGCACACATTTACAAGTCGGCAATCTTTGTTTGCGTGTTCATAGTATTTAAACTTGAAATGAGTCAATAAATTAATACCATAGTACTTGTAACACTCCTGATTTAATTCTTTGATAAATGGAATAAAAGTTTTTGAATTAATAAAATAATGAAGTGAATTTTTTTTGTGAAGGATGTCTCCAACAACTGTGAGAAAGTATTTCACCGTGTCTTTATTGTGAAATAACGCAGGTGTGAGCAACCGTATAATATTTTGAATAGTTTCCGATTCCGGTATTGATTTCAGTATATTATTATTCTCTCGAATTCGTTTTATAATTTGTATTTTTATTTTATATTTCCACGGCAACAAGTCTTTGTGACTTGCCGTAATCGTTGTTAAAATGGAATGTTGAATATTGTCTTCTTTTATAACTTCGTATATTTTATCGTCGGAATAAATAAAAAATAACTCGGTGCCTGAATGATAAAAATATCGGGTTTTTGCAAGAAATTCTTCAATAAATTCATCTGTTTTTTCTTCTAGCGACTTTTTTCTCTCTTCTCTCTGTTTACACTGTTGAACAGTATTTTCAAGAATTGCCGGCAACGCATCCATAATGTGATGAATCAACTTTTGTTGAACATTTGGCAAATTCGCGTACTTGTTGTACAACGCTGCAACCATGTTTACAGCTTCCGCAATGTCGGCGCCACCACCTTGGTCGTTTGTCTCAAGTTGTTCGTTCTGATTTGTCTGATTTGTCATGTAAATATGTTGTAACTATAAATATATCACGGTGGTGTATATTTATATCTTCATATGTATTTATATAAATTATCATAATTATTTATTATTTCATTTTATTGTTTCACTTGTTGTTATAGAAATGTTTGCATTCATTAACCCTAAAAACATTTTGAATCTGTGATTTAAATTATAAACATGCGTTTCAAGGTTCAATAAATCCGATGAAATATCAAATGTCCTCAAATAATAAAAATATTTTTCATTGTGCGTCTTTATCTTTTTCAAAATCGCATCCAGCTCATTATGCAATTTCGTGCACATGTCGTGAATGCCCGTCAACGCTTTATGTATGCTTGCTTTTTCATGAACCGTTTCTGGTATTTCTGAAATATAACTTTCAATTACTTCTAATTTATAAATAATATCCAATTTTTCCATTTTTGATTTAATGTACGTCTCTCCGCACATGTATTCCGATAAAATTTCGTATATTTTTGAATTTGTAGCACCAATCGAGCGCAATACCGCATCCCTTTGTAATAAACTCGCAACAACCAACGCCATTCTAAAAAGTGTATATATATAAAATATATGGTATATAAAAGTATAAATATAAATTTATATACTTTTATATAGTTAGTTAATTAGATTTTCGATTTCTATAATGTTTCAAGTGAAAAAACTAGTTTCGCACGCAATTGTACCTAAAAGAGCCACAGAATGCAA